TTTTAGTTTTGGTGTTGATGCCAATTTACAATCAGATAGTATTTCTGTTGGTTTTATTGTACCATATCTGAGAGTTATCATTGGCTTTCACCACATATGGAATTGGACATGGTTGTTCAAACTTGGCCAACTATTGCGCCGCAAACCCGCATTGAAGAACTACAAAGGAGAATACAATTGAGTAACTTGGTATCTTATGCAGAATCTGAAATGGACCGTATTGGTCTAACCAATGAAGATGAATACAACGGAATGATGCGTGAACACATTCTAAAAATGGTCAAGGTATTTGCTGAAGAACACCATTCCGGTTTCTCAGGCCGTTATGCACTAGACCTTCTAACTAAATTGTTGGACTTTAAACCATTAACACCATTGACAGGTGAAGATGATGAATGGACAGATATAAGTGATTACGGTGATTCGCCTCGTTACCAAAACAAAAGACGTTCATCAGTTTTCAAAAATCCAGATGGTGAATGTTATGACATTGATGGCAAAGTATTCTGGGAATGGTATCGTGATGAAAATGGCAAGGCATACAAATCATACTATTCCAACTATGGTTGTAGGTTGCCTGTAACTTTCCCCTATATGCCACCAGACAAACCCATCTATGAATACCGTTGGTCGGACGCAGAACCTAGAACACCTCCGCAGACGGAGGAAGGTTTTACCGATGAGGTATAAACTCAGGCTCTATCTAAAATATTGGTGGACGCTGTGGGCAAAAGCCCTAGGAAAAAAATCACATGAAAATGATAGACAAGCTGACAGGGTGGCTTGCCTTAGAACCATAATTGTGTTATCATACATCATCACAAACATTTTTATTATCGCAGGCGTCATAAGGCATTGGTAATGTTATCAATTATACATTTAATTTCGGCAACTCGCCGATTGGAAGAAATAGAAAAGACCATTCTAATGATGGGTGGTTCAAGGCATCACGATGAAGATGTACCAGTTACATTAGTTGCTCAGCGTGATATGGTAAAGCGAGAGATTGAATATTACAGAGGTGAGTGTGAAGCACTTGCTTTTTATTCAATCATCACTTTCGTTATAGTTTTTATTGGTTTTGTTGGATATTGGAAAATATTTCATGGGTAAAATTTGGTCTTTTATTAAAGAATGGGCTTTCACTTCATTGGTTATTGCTGCTCTGTTTTGTTTCATATATATGAGTGCAACATTGAAAAAGGTTCCACCTGAACCATTGAAAGAGTTTAAAGATGGCATTCAAAACCATCTTGTCTGGTCAATCAAAGGTGAATGTTTTTTTGTAAGGCCAGATACCGATGTTACCGTGTATTTGATTCGTGTCGTTGATTGTGATAAAAAATAAGGAGATTGTTATGTCACTATTTGTTGAAGTTAATTCTGTTGAAAAAGGTTGTCCAGTTATTATTAATTTGGATCATATTATGGAAATTGCACCACTTGCAGCTGGTGGTTGTGCTCTATTCACATTGGATAGTGCAGGTATGAATTCTAAAAATTCTATGAAGGTAACCAATGACTATAGTGAATTCAAACAATTCGCTATGCAGACAGTATCATCTGAGGATATCGAAAAACGATTCCCAACCAAAGCAAGCAAAAAAGATAAAACCCTTGAATTGGAAATTCCTAAACTATGAAGTTTGTATTCACGGCAGAGCATGAAGCGCCTCTGTACAGTCTTATCAACAGTAAACACCGTGGAACAAAACTGACTATGGAGTTTGAAGCCGAGGACCTTGAAGTAGTGCTCTCTGAATTTCAAGATTTCTTGCGAGGCCTTGGTTTTCATTTTGATGGTCAACTTGAAATTGTTAATGATACTGATGCTAACACAATAGAGTTGGTTCGTAAAACATTTCAAGATGATCCAGAAGATGATGATGGGCGTTGTTAATGATAGAGTTGTTTAGACCAACCTTTGAATGGATTAGAGATGATTTTAAGTCTAACCGAATTCGGTTTGCTATTGAGTTGCTTGCTTGGGCTATCAGCATTGGTTGCTCGATTACTATGGCTCTCACAGTCCCAAACCCGCCTTTATTGTCTCTCTATCCTGTTTGGATTACTGGCTGTGCCCTCTATGCTTGGGCTTCTTGGACTAGGAAATCTTTTGGCATGTTGGCTAACTACATCTTGCTCACATCTATTGATACCATTGGCTTAATTAGGATGTTAATGTGATTAATTTAACTAGTAAAAAAATTTTCCCACCAACACCTGTGCCGCTTGGTATTGAATTTGTAAAACCATTGTCATATGATTTTCGAGTTGTTGAAGTTATTGGTGATGATGGTAAAATTGAAACTGTGAAACTTCAGGTTCAAATTTGGGAACATGATGAATTTGGTTCCGGTGTAGTAAAACAAATGTGGATAGATGTACCTCGGATTAAAATGGACAAATATGGAGCATATCTATGAATATTTTTTATCTCGACAACGATCCAAAAGTGTGTGCAGAAATGCACAATGATAAACATTGCATTAAAATGATCCTTGAATATGCTCAATTACTTTCTACTGCTCATCGTGTTCTTGATGGCACTTTGTCTGTTGGCCTCTCTGAAACTGGTCGAAAACAAACTAGATATGTTCTTCCTGACAACCGTGAGTCTAAGCTCTATGTTGCTACACATATCAATCATCCTTCAGCAATTTGGGTGAGAAAATCATATGCCAACTATGTTTGGTTGTCTAAACTGTTGACAGAATTGTGCCGTGAGTACACTTATCGTTATGGTAAAGTTCACAAAGTTGAATCATCTGGGCTTGAAGAAGAATTGATGTATCCACCAATGAACATATCACCAGTTACAGTTCCATTTACAGAACCCACGCCGGCCATGCCTGATGATGTGAAAGTTGCCGGTGATTCTATTGCATCATACAAAAATTACTATATAAATAATAAACAGCACCTAGCCTCATGGCGAGGTAAGATTAACTCACGACCAGTTCCAAACTGGTTTCAAACTACATGATTTACACATTTCTGAATAAAAACACAAATGAAATTGAAGAGCATACAATGCGCCTTGCAGAGTATGATGATTTTAAGCTAAACAACACCCATCTAGAACGATACTTTGGACCTGAAGGCCTGCCTGGCTTCGGTGATGGTATGCGTATGGACACACCAGGAGTTGGCAAGGGTGATTCAACATTCGAAAAGTATGTTATCAATCGAATGAAAGAAACCATTCCCGGAAACAACATCAAAAGACGCCATAAGACCAAGATGCAGAGGGAATGGTAATGCCTCAAATCCCCGCTCTATTTCTACCTAAAAAGAAAACTGAGGAAAATACTCAGTCAAAAAATTTGAATAAAAATCGGAAGAAAAAAGAATCCGATAATTCTAAAAAAGTTTCAGCATTAGTCCAAGGGAGAAATGATGGTTACAAAAAAAACGACAGCCAGATATGCAGCGGAGCAATTGCAGGATGATGAAAATAAAACAAGGCATCAACCAGTATCAACAAATTCATTGAAAATTAAACCGGATCATTTAAAGACATTTGAACCATTAACAGAGAATCAAAGACTATTCTTTGAAATGTATAAAGGCGGTGCCTACTTCATGGGACTATTCGGTAGTCCTGGGGTAGGCAAAACTTTTTTGGCGTTGTATAAAGCACTAGAAGAAGTGTTGGATAAATCCAATTCTTTCAAACAGGTAGTGGTTGTGCGTTCACTCGTTCAATTGCGTGATGTTGGTTTTTTACCAGGTGACTTAAACGAAAAACAAGAAATCTACGAATTACCCTACAAAGAAATTTCTGCCACATTGTTTGGTCGAAACGATGCGTGGGATAGATTAAAGGAACAAGGCCATGTTCGATTTATATCTACTACTGCCATTCGTGGTATTTCTATTGATGATGCTATTATCATAGTGGATGAAAATCAAAATTTGAATTGGTCAGAAGTGAATACAATTATTACCCGTGTTGGTCACAGGTCTAAAATTATATTTTCTGGTGATTTCAAACAAACTGACCTAATTAAGAGTAATAAAGACCAAACAGCTTTCCACAGTTTCTTAGAAGTGGCTCGAAAGATGCCATCTTTTCAGGAGATTTATTTTACACCAGATGATATTGTCCGTAGTAGCTTAGTGAAACAATGGATTGTAGCATGTGAACACCTAGGTTATTGATATGTTTAATTATTGCCCGCCAAGAGAGATTCCAAAAATCGAATCACAAACTTTTCCTGACGGGAAAAGATATTATGTTACACCAGAAGGTAAGAAATTACCATCGGTGACCACGGTGGTGGGTGCCCAAAAGAAACAGGCCATCATGGAGTGGCGCCGCAGAGTTGGTGAAGAAGTTGCTAACAAGATATCCAAACAAGCGACCACCCGTGGTACCAATATGCACAGCTTATGTGAATATTATTTGAATAATGAACCTAAACCACCAGGTGTTGTGATGCCTGATGCGAAAGAAATGTTCATATCAATCAAGCCGTTCCTAAACAAAATAAATAATATACACTATCAAGAGGTTGGCTTGTGGTCATCTCAACTTGGTTTGGCTGGTCGTGTAGATTGTATTGGTGAATATGAAGGTCGGTTATCAGTCATTGATTTCAAGACTTCAAAGAAGGCCAAAGACAGAGAATCAATCTTAGATTACTTTTGGCAATGTACTGCATATGCATTGATGTATGAGGAATTGATTGGTCAACCTATTGATGAACTGGTAATCATTATGGCGGTGCAAGATTCGGCACCATTAATTTTCAAAGAAAAAACACAGGATCACATTGAGGGGCTTGTAAAAGCTATTGATTTTTACCACAAAAACAGCTGATAGAATAAATATAGAATAATAACAAGGAAAAATAAATGGCATTACAATCAAGTGGAGCAATTTCTATGTATGATATTGCCACAGAATTTAATGGTTCGGCACCGAGTGCAGGATCAAATATATCTTTTGGTTCTTTTGTGCCTGGCTTTGATAGTAAGGTATCAAGGAATCTTTTTCAATTTGGTGATAGTGGATTCGTACCGAGTGGAGCCTATTCTGGTGGTTCTTCCGGAACAATAGGAACACCAGTCAACTTGAGATTCAGTGATTATTATGGCCAGTCATCACAAAGAGTTGGGTGGTATATGGGAGAATTGAAAAGTGATGGTTTTTATTTTGTTAAATCATATTCTTGGTTGGATGATGATGGGTCTATAGCTGCTCGACCAAATTTTTCAAATCCAATGAGATATAGAGATGGTTATCAATGGTGTCTTGCGGATATTGAACACTATTCCGCACCTTATTCATACGCTAATTCAACAAGAATAAGAATATGGTCAAATTCTGCTTTGCCAGCTCATTGGGCAACAAAATGGAGAATTTATCAAGACGGTCAACTTCAAGTTAGTAATGCAACTTCATCCAATTCTAATAGATTTTTTACGACCACCACTTGGCCAGCGGGTGGCGCCGGCCTTGGTGCGGGTTGGATGCAATACATTAGTTTTAATGTTGGTGTGTGGCCCGTTCGTGGAAAATATGGTTACTTTGAATTTTATACTTGACAACACATTTTTATTGTGTTATAATTGAAGATATGGTTGTATGAAGCAACTAGAAAAGTGTTCTGGACGGGGGTGCAAATCCCCCCAGCTCCACCAAAAGTATAAAGGTCTGCGCCGTGCGATAATGAAGATGACTAAGGTATCACGGACATCCAAATAATCCAAACCAGTATACTTTTGATGGGGCTGCATAGTTTCGACAGGGCAACAAGTACAGAAGTGGACAGCTCATCAGAGAAGATGTTAAAACTAAATCAAAGTAAACGCAGCTAATGATAGCCGCTTCGCTCTTGCCGCTTAAACGGTAATCGAATGGGGATTTGTAGGTTGTTCCTTATTAACCAAACAATCTACTTTAACTTTATTTGGAATGCCTTTTCTTGCAGAAGGTTTTCCAAGTTTAATTAAACTAAGTTTTTGTCGTTGTTCAATTGACATTGGTTTACCTTTGTTTATAGGAATAGAACCTTTCTTACGACCATTTTTGAGATTGTAGTATTTTTTACCAAACTCAGATTCTTTAATCATACGAAGTAGTCTTACCTCTTCTTTTCTGGCTGACTTCCTATCATTAAAGGTTTTGATAATTTTACGTTTGAAATCATTTGGTCTATATTGATATTCTCCGTTAAACCAACGGGATGAAGATACATAACCATCGGTTATTTGTCCTTCATGCATACCAACATAGAACATTTTTCGGCAATTGTCGTACCAGATGTATAAAAAGTATTGCATTATTATCCTCCAAGATATATAATGTATTTAGTAAAAGCAAACTTTCAAGTTCGCATTTACTTAGGGTTTCGGTTGGTTTCCTCGTAACAGAATAACCAACCATTTTTTTAACTAAGGAGTTTTAATGAAGAAAATCGCAATCGCAAGTTTAATTGCAGTCGCCGCAGCCGCACAGGCCGGTGGTTTTGTTTCGTATGGTGTTGACCAAGTTACTAACCGAGTAAGCAACCAACAAAGTATCGCACAATATGTTCGTGCTGGTACTACATTAGGTGGTTTGAATCTTGGATTACAAAATCGTAATGCACGTACCAATGATAACCAATCTATGTTCAATAGTTTGGAACTTACCGCAGGTAAGACAGTTTTCGGTATCAACCCATTTGTTGGTGTTGGATTCGATAATGGTGGTAACGGTGCAAAACCATATGAGTATGGTCTAGTTGGTGCAAACGCTGGCGTTAAGGTTGGTCCTGGTTATGCCATGGCTGGTGCTAAGACCCGTGTAAACTGGGACAGCGCAAATCCAAAACAATCTGTAGTATTTGCTACTTACGACATGCCAGTTATCAGCAAAGTATCTGTTGGTTTGGGTGTTAGCCAAAGCTATCAAGACATTCAAGAACGTGCAGTAGGACTTACAGTATCCGTAGGATTCTAAATAGTCAATGGGTTATGGGTTCCCAATAAAAACCCCCACACTTTACACACAGGAGAAAACCATGTCAATGACACCCTTTGAAATTCGTCTTGAGCTTTTAAAAATGGCTAGAGATATGATATATGATGAGTATAACGCACAAAGAGATAAAATTTCGCAAGAATGGAACACTCAATGTGACGCAGCAAAAGCCAAAGGTGAACCACCACCCCTACATCCGGCTTTACCACAAACTCCCTCAGAGATAGAAATTATTAGCAAGGCCCAAACCTTGAATGGTTTCGTGTCTAATCTTCCTATGGAAACTCCAAAAGTTACCAAGAAATCGGCCTGAGGGTTGGGGTCTAACCCCAAACACACACAAGGAGAACAAATGAAGTTGTCAAAAACTTTATTGATTGTATTTACCTCGTTATGCATACCCATTTCTGCCAAGCAATATGAACCTTCAGTCAATCAACAAGTTGGTGCAGATATTAACAAACAGGTTCTTTGTATTGCAAAAAATATTTACTATGAAGCAGCAAGAGAATCACATGAAGGAAAATTGGCCGTTGCACAGGTCACCATCAATCGTGCAAACAGCAAGAAATATCCATCTGATTTTTGCGGTGTTGTTTACCAGAAAACTGGTTCAACCTGCCAATTCTCATGGACTTGTGAGAATGTAGGTCCAGTGAGAGACACCTATGCATGGGAAGAATGCCTATACATTGCTAAAAGGGCAATAACGGAATCGGTACTACACCGAGAGCTTGCCAAGGCCAAGGCAATGTTCTACCATGCAGTCTATGTAAACCCCGGTTGGACCAATATCAGAATGGTTAAGAAGATTGGCAACCACATTTTTTATACAAAAGGATAATCGTGCCTACGAAAACAGAGATTAATGATTTTAGTGAAATGATTACCAAGTTGTCATACACCTTGGGAGGCACACACATGGATGCTATCATTCACCATTGTGAGCAAACAGGCATGGAGGTCGATGTTGCATCATCATTGGTCTCCAATGCTTTGAAGGCCAAGATTCGTGAAGAAGCCCAAGAATTAAACCTATTGAAAAGAAGTGCATCTTTGCCGTTATGATTTTTTCGCTTGAAGAAGGTTCTGGATTCTCAGCCTTTGCTTTATATAATGCCATTAAACTTCATTTTACTACTGATAGCTACGATTATTTTAAGTATCACGGTAAGACCAACGTTACCAGAGATAACTTTGCCATCAGGAAAGATAAGTACACATTCTACAAGTTATCCCGTAAATACAAACTGGATGACTTGAAGAACTTTTATGTCTCCAACTTTCTTGTTACCGAATCTAATTGGATTGGTGAGATTGCCAATCTGGAAGGTGAAGAAACATACAAACAATGGCAAAAAAGAAATCAGAGCTTGACTTATAGATTCGAACAAGATATAATAGGTCTTCTCAACGCAACACAAACACCAAATGAAATGTTGGTGGTAGAAGATGGTCAGTATCCGTTACTCTTAAAAGAGTTGACTTACAACACCATAAATTTTGAAACGGTGTGTATACTTAATAACATTATGAATTTCTTGCCTATGTGGTCTAAAAAAATAACAGATGATGTTGTTTGGCCATCATGGAAAAGAAGAATTGAAAAGTACACACCGTTCATTGAATTTGACAAAGACAAATTGAAATTGATTTTGAAAGAAAGTTTGAAAGAACATGTTTCTGTTTAAGAAAGAAAAGATAGTATTGACAGCATATACGGATGATCCAACATTGTTGGAGATGTTTCCGGTTGTGGAAGCCAATAAAAACTATCCATCATATTACAAAACATTGGAATCCAAATATCAAAAATTAGACAAAAGAAATAGTCGATTTGTGGAGAATGCTCCAGAAAAGCAATCAACGATTCGATCTTGTTATGGTATTAATAATTTTAATAACTACGGTTTCATTCTTCCGGTTTGGGGAGAGTATTCTATTGTAATGGACAATTCCAATGCTCATGCTATTGGTTCGGCTGATAATCGAATTAGTTACCATGAAGGTGAACAATCTGCGGGAGCATTAGATCCATATCATATTTTTAAATTGGAATCTCCATGGGAATTTACCTGCAATAGAGATATTAAATTTCTTATGACGCAAAATGTTTTTGCTGTAAATTCGGAATACTATTCAATAACACCAGGCATCACAGATTTCTACAATCAAACCACCACGAATATTTTTTTGATGGTTAATAGACACCAAAATAACAAAGAGATATTGATTAAGGCTGGTAGTCCACTTGCAAAATTCATACCATTAACCGATGAAGATGTTGAGTTGAGGCATGAGGTGGTTGATGATGTTAAAAAAGTTAAAGTCAAACCATTTAAATATTTCTTTCATAATGGTTTAACCAAAATGATGAGAGCCAAAAAAACAACAGCCGAGAAAAAACAGGCTAAATGTCCTTTTCATTGGAAATAATATGAGCAAACTAAAAATTTCTTGCATCTATTTGGACATGGATGGTGTAATATGCGACTTTGTTGGCCGTTACAAAAAACTATTCAATGTGAATCCAGATCAAACTCGGAACAAAAAAGAATTTGGTAATCTGTTCAATCAGTTTATTCAAGGCCAAAACTTTGCAACACTTGAAATGATGCCACACGCTGGTGAATTACTGGAGTTTCTACGCAATGCACCAGTGCCAACAGAGATACTATCATCTACTGCTCGTCCAGATTCACACGATAGTATTTCAAAACAAAAAGAGATTTGGTTGGACTCCCACGGAATTAAATTCAAGCGTAATTTTGTACCGGGTAAACAACTAAAGAAAGAATATGCCAGAGAGGACACTCTCATCATTGATGACACGGAAACTGTCATTACTGATTGGCGTATAGCAGGTGGTCATGCAATCTGGCATAGGGATGTGCCTAACACCTTGGCAATGTTGAAGGTTATACTTTGACAACGCCTAAATAATGTTATATAATGCATCATGTGGATAATCCGTTTATACAACTATACTCCGTTAATACGAAAGGTAAATTATGGTAGATTTCTCTAAACTCAAAAAATCGTCTGGTAATTTGGACAAACTAACCAAGGCGATTGAACAACTCAATGCATCAACCGAAGGTGCATCTGACAAAGATAACTTCTGGCGTCCAGAAGTTGACAAAGCAGGTAACGGCATGGCAACCATCCGATTTCTTCCTGCATCTCCACAAGACGGTGATGATGGCCTTCCATGGGTCAAAATCTTCTCACATGGCTTTCAGGGTCCTGGTGGTTGGCTTATTGACAACTGCTTGACAACCAAGAATCAGCAATGTCCCGTGTGTGAACACAACAATCGTTTGTGGAATTCTGGCGTAGAAGCCAACAAAGAGATTGTACGCAAACAAAAGCGTAAACTCAACTACATTGCTAACGTGTACATCGTAAGTGATCCAAAGCATCCTGAGAACGAAGGGCAAGTTAAATTGTTCAAGTTCGGTAAGAAAATCTTTGATAAGATTACTGAGGCAATGAACCCTGCGTTTGAAGATGAAACAGCAATCAACCCATTTGATATGTGGACTGGTGCTAACTTCAAATTGAAGATTCGTAAAGTTGAAGGCTATCAAAACTATGATAAGTCTGAATTCGAATCTGCATCACCATTGCTGAATGATGATGACGCACTTGAAAAGATTTGGAAGTCCCAAGCTTCATTATTGGAGTTGGTTGCTGACAAAGAATTCAAACCATATGATGTTTTGAAGACCAGACTTGATAAAGTCCTAGGCGTTACTACTACTAGTGATGAAGATGGTGGTCCAAGAGCTCGTACAACTGTGGAACAAGCAAAGGCTGCACCTAAAAAGGCACCAGTTGATCTTGCTGGCACAGATGACGATGATATGGCATACTTCAGCAAGTTGGCCGAAGAAGATTAAACTCTTTTAATAAAAGTTTAGACCCCGCCATGTGCGGGGTTTTTTGTTTATACTACCCGTGTTGAATTCATAATCATTCTTTGGAAGGTGTCTTCCAGATTACGAACAGCAGGTAGTGCTGATTTGCCGGTTGTTGTGGATTTATTGAGTGAGTTTAGGTTATTAACCACAGATTCTAGTGGTGCAGAAAAATCAGCCAATTTCATATCGGTATTCTGACCCATGACAGAAGCCAATTGTTGACCCATGTTAGGAACAGCCTCCGGTGTCGCCATAGATGCAGAGGGTGCAGACAAAGGCATAGTTCCACCACCACTCTCAGGTGGTGCAGGAGTTGCTGTTGGTGCACCACCGGTTTCTCCGGCAGGTGTTGCGGGTGCTGGTGGTGTTTTGGATTGTTGAGTTTGCAGACCAGCCATTGGTACCTGATACATTGCTTCCCTTTTGGGATTCTCAGCCAACCATTTTTTCAGGCCTTCTCTATCGGCACCTAATTCCTGCACCAATTCTTTATCTGTTAAATCAGACTTAACAAAATCTTCAACAGTTCTTCTTGGAACTTGTTTGAGTGCTTTTTGTTGTAACTGTGCTGCAGCACCACCTTCTGTTAGGTTACCACCTTCTCGTTTACTTCTAACACTTAGAGCATAAGCATCATCATCATATTCTTTTGCATATGGATCTTTGTCTATGGCGTCTTTTCGAGATTGTCTCTCGGAAAGTAAATATGCTAAACCTCCTCCAACAGCTATAGCAGCAAGAAGTCCTAAAACAACAGGATTGGCTAACAAAGGACCCACAGTTCTTAATACAGTAAAAATGTTTCTGCCCATACCAAATGCATCAACCATTTGATCTAAGAAACTCTGTGGTTGTTCTGTTACCTTTTCGGCGGTTTGTACTGGCACCAAATCTTTTTTCAATTGTTCTATTGCTTTTAATAAATCTTTGTGCCTTCTATCTGCCGTTTTTTCGGCTTCCATTTGCCTTTCTTCTGCAAAATTATTTTTCTTTTGTCTGTCAGTGATATCTTCTTCACGGTTTTGTTTCATAAAATCATAAATCTTATTCAACATTTCATTCATGCCAGAAGAATCACCACCGTTGCCTTGAAGTTTATCAATCTTAGTTGATGTTGAAACGGGTCTTGCACGACCAGTGAAGTATTCAATATCTTTTCTGGAACGACCCATCATTTTACCAAGAATTGCAGGACCCAATCTGGATCCACCTGTCATAAACTTTGCAATGTTCAACGGATCAAATTTAGCTTTAAGTCTGGTAACTCTGGCTTGTGTTTTTAGACCAATAGCTTTACCAATTGATGCACCATAACCCTCACCAGAGATAAGTTGGTCAGCAATAACGGAACCAAGAGATTGATTTTTCAACCTCGCAGCCATCTGATATGACATTTTATTATCTGTAGCCATTTTATTGTTGTTGCTTTCTTGCATAAGGTGGTCTATCGTCAACCTTTTGTTGAGATTGAACATTATTTGTCTGTTTGTTTGTCGTAGTGGTATTGTTTGTTGTTTGAGCCGACTTATCTTTATTTAACTTTTCTTTGAGGTCTGCATTTTCTTTGGATGATTGGTCAACTTTGGTGCCAGTATCGGTTGTAGTGGGAGGTACTGTCGTTGTTTTATTTTTTAATTTTGATGCTCTATCAGCGTCTAAAGCTGCACCAACTTCTTCAGGTGGATTATGTGCTGCATTAAATCCACCTGGCTTTTTATAAAAAGTTTCTCCTTTTTTTAAATCAACATGTGGTAATGTATTTTTAAATAAACTTTTTGCTTTTATGTCATAAGGAACACCAACAGATGCAAATTCCATTGCAAGTGCTAGTATAGCAGCATCTCTTGTTGATCCTTCTTTTCCGTTAATATAATCATCAACTGCAAATCTACCTCCACTACCTTTGGTGGTTAAACCCTTTACAAACAACATATCCTGTATTTCCGGAGTCAAATATGTTTTATTCGGATCAAGTTTTAATTTTTCAGCCATAACTTTCATTGTACCAGGAATAAGTTGATATTTACCAACAGCAAACAACACGTTCGGATCGGCCGCATCTAACTGGCCTCCAGCACCTAACTTTTTATTTGTGCGTTTTAGATACTCAGTAATTGTCATTTTACTGAAATCTATATCATTGGTTTGAAGGTACGCAGCTTCAGTTTTACCCTTAGCAAGCCAAAAATCACCTCTATTATATGCATTATAACCTTTATTTCCAGATTCATATTTTGAAATATTGGCCGCCAAGGATTCTCTACCTATTAGTGCAGCTGTTGTTGCAACTCCAATCGCAATTTTATCAGCTGTTGATGGTTTAGGTGTCGTTGGTGGCTTTGGTGCCGCAGGTGCAGCTTCTGCTTTTGGTGGCGGTTTAACTTCAGGTGGTTTAACCTGTTCAGCTTTTGGTGGAGGTTTTACTTCAGGTGGTTTAACCTGTTCAGCAGACTTCTTGGCTTTATCTTCAGCTTCTTTTTTAGCCTTATCCTCAGCTTCTTTTTTAGCCTTATCCTCAGCAGCCTTCTTGGCTCTATCCTCAGCTTCTTTTTTAGCCTTATCTTCAACAGCCTTCTTGGCTTTATCTTCAGCTTCTTTTTTAGCTCTATCCTCAGCAGCCTTCTTGGCTTTATCTTCAGCTTCTTTTTTAGCTCTATCCTCAGCAGCCTTCTTGGCTTTATCTTCGGCAGCCTTTTTAGCAGTATCTTCTGCTGGTTTCTTAGCTGGTTCTGGTGGCTTTTTAGCCGGCTCAGGTGGTTTCTTAGCCGCTTCAGCTGGCTTTTTGGCCGCTTCTGCTGGCTTTTTGGCCGGTGTAGTTGGTTTAGCTGCTTCTTTTTCTTCCGCCTTTTTCTCACGGCGAATGACCCTCTTAGGCTTTGGTCTTCTACGAACCGTTAACGCCTTCAACAATTCTTGATGGCGACTTTCTTCTTTTCTGGTATCGGTTTTACTATTCTTTTCGTCTATTTGTCTTTGTTCTAATTCATCTTTGCGATTATCAACCATTAACTGATAAATTTGACCGAGAACACCATCCATGTCGCCACTATCCGCAAGAGCCTTAGGTGTGGCCTTGGTGGAATTCAGCAATGAAGCTGAAGTTTGTTTTGATTTTTCGGACAATTTACTCATCGTTTGTTGATGAGTAACATCCTTACTGTTGTCTCTTGCCATTTATCTCTTTTGTCGTTCTCTTATTTTTTGATTTTCTTCCTCAATATACTGAATCAACATAGAGACATAGATATCTCTTTCCCATGGCAACATAGCTTCTAATTCTGTCAAACTGTATTTGTGATGCTGCATCAAAGAGAAATTAGTTTTGTAATAATTCCTCAAGTTATCGTGACGCAGCGTCAACCGAAAAAATTTTCGAGACCTTCTACATCAATCGTGTGATGAAAACCACATTTACTACAAGTCATCTCAACAGTTTCTTTTAACTTTGGTAAGTTATTAAAGAAGTGTTCAACCTTTTCAAATTGGGCCTGATTCAGACCTTCAACAAACTCCAACATTTCACCTGGTTCGGCCTCATGTGCATAATAGAATTGGTCACCATCATAAATGTGTTCAATGCTTTCTGAAATCAAGTTGAAAGTCACCTCAGTAATATCATCCATGTTAATAGAATCTTTGATGATACCAAATTCTGGATACTTCATCTTAATCATAACCTTGTCAGTCAATTGAATTTCTGGACTAACTTCTTCTTCACGGTATGGTTGAATGTTCTGTAGGTTAACACTTGCTTCCATAATGTTACCACAAACCTTTTCTTCAACCTCATTATTACAACGGTATCTGGTCTCCACAATTTCACCAACAGATTTACTTCTTAGATTGATGAAGTAATATTCAACATCAATGATCGGCAATTTGTCGATATTGATACCTTCAGTCAAGGTACAATTGTTTAGTATGTCACGGACATTCTGTTGAATCGTTGAGGACTCATTTGATTCCAGAGCCATCAACAAGTTCTTTTGTTCTTTAACTAGAAAAGGTCTATATTTAATTTTCTTCTTTGAAATTGGTAATTCAATTTCGTATGTTGGCACATCAAGTTTAGGTAAAGCCATAATTTCTCCAATTTAATTATACAAATCCATTAATATTATCAGCACTCTTTCCAATCGAATCAATTCCCGAACCGATGGCACCGATGGCACTATCAGTAATTGCACCGACAGCACCTTTGGTAGTACCACCAAGGCCACCGTATTTGTCGGTAAGATTTCCAATCTGAGAGTCCAACAGTTCCATGGCAAGGCCTTGGAGAGAATTGTTCTTCCAGTAAGTATATGCAAATGTCACAGACAGTTTGTGGTAACCATCATTAGACCAATCTAGGTCCATTTGGTTTATTGCGATTGGAAATGCCTCATACAAGTTGCAAGAATATGATGGTTGGTTTGTCACATCATATTGTGTTATTGTCAAATCACTACAATAATCACTCTTGTATCTGAAATTATTGTTGTACAACGGGTTGATAAAGTTCAACCATGCATCGAAGAATACTTTTTGTGACATATCATCATCAACAATAAATGTCAAATCAATGTCACTGTATGTGTTTTGATATGGAAACTTTTCAACAGGACCATAGGTCTTTTGTTCGATTGTTGCAAGAGTTCTACCTGGTAGATTTGCGTTCTCGCATCTATATTTCAGGTTTCTATTGGTTTTCACATAAGCCAATAGTGTAACAGGAATAGGAACATCCACCTCAAAACGATTCGGTCTGGCCAAATCGCCGGTGAAAGATGATTTAAAACCGCTAATTGAAACTGGCATCTTAGTTCCTTATTTCTTCTAATGAGTCTTTCCAGACTTCTTTTGGTTGTGCCTTCTTGAATTGATGTACAGGCAAGTACATTGCAACATCCCATTCGTTAGGTTCAACAGCCAATATTCTGGATTTAATGTGGCTATACAGATAATGTTTGATGCATGGTTTGAATTCTTTTAACCTAGACGATGCATCTAACATTGGATATGTGATACGAATTCTTTTAATCTCATCCTCATCATTGTAAATTGCAAAATTCAACAACTTCTTCATAAAAACTAATCTATAACGAAGTGGCAAATAGTGTATGTTTAACCCTATAAAACCATCGGATTGTCGTTTTAGAGGCAAAACCAGTGGAAACCTATCATAATATGGTAAATCATTTTTGCCTTTAGGATCATATACAAAGTAGTATAAACCACCCATCAAGAACTTTTGTCTATCAGTTGGACGTGTCCATCGTGACTTTTCTTTAGTTATAGGAATCGACAGGCGGCCAGGGTTTCTTAAATCTGCAATTCGTTTTAATAACCATGTCATAGATTCTCGGCTCATCGTTTGATGGTTGGCCGAGACTTTTTCTTCTGTCAGTGTAGTGAGTATGGATTTTGTTATCATCGGATATTTAGTTATAGTCCGAGATGGTCTTCCGTTATAAGTTTGAATTCCCAACCACGATCCAAGCAATATTCTGTTGCAGCCTTCCATTTGGCCTGATTGACACCCCATGTTACGACTTCTTGTATGTACTGTTTTGTGACTCTTTTCTTTTTGTCTGGTTCCATGGTTTGTTTCTTGGGTTTTATTTCTATTAGGTGTGTCTTTATCACACCATTTTTATCTTTGACTTTTACAAGACAATCTACAAAATATCTATGATATTTACCATCAACTGGTGATTTGTAGGGTATTATTATTTCTTCGGAAGCAAATCCAACCACATTTTCATTGTTATCACACCAAGATAAGAATTTTAATTCCCAGGAAGACCTATAAATTACATTAGAATGGTCACCTAAATATTTTTCTGGATGACGAACTATATATTTTCCTTGCAAATATTTCATTTTATGTTAAGTAGTTCTTTTAATTTATTGTCAATAATTTCTTTATCTTTTTCGGTAATCAAATAAACATAATCAGATTTTTGTCTTTCAGACATTGTATTTAATCTTTTTTTTGTTATTTTCATAAATTGTTCATCAGTAATTTCTTGCCAATACTTATATAAAGTTTCCCAATAATTTTTTTGAATGAATTTTTGTTTTTCGGATTCACTCAATTTATTAATCCAACCAAATTTTTGTATTTTTTCTTCATAAGACATATTTTCTATTGTTTCTTTTTTAGTTTTTTTGGCCTTTTCTATTATTTCATCTTTTTTACCGGTTTTTTCTCTTTTTTTCCATTCTTTTATCATATTATCACTTATTTTTTGTTTAAATTTGTCATACCTTTCTTCATTTGATTTTAAATTGAATCGAAATAATTTAGCACTACAAGATGTTGAACAAGTTTTACTGTAACCTGAGCCTAAATTTGAATATTTTGTTGCATTTGCACAAATAACACACTGTCCTTCAGTTTTTGTCTTTATATAAACATCATAATATTCTTTTATAGTAATATCTTTATGATAATCTCGTATATGTTTCGACAATTTTCTAATGTTATCGTTTTTTTTGTGACAAATTTTACAAATCATAAATTTATACTCCTTTATATTTTATTTATAAAGGAACCAAATTTAATGAATAACATTGCATCTAAGTTTCCGTATTCAACATAAATAACATATATCAATCTTTTTAGAAAAGACCATGGCAATAATTTCAATCCCAACATCAATCGGTGGCGTATCAATTCCTGGAGCTGCACTTAAAGGTCCTTTGGGTAAATTGTTTGGTAATAAAAACAATGTAGAGATTTTATCTTATCCAAGAGATTTACAATCTGCAACAAGAAATCATGTGGTTCAATTCCGAATCAATGAAGTTCAACCTGTTGGATATGAAAAAGGACAATCATATGGTTTTTCTGAAATTTTTAAGGGTGTGGCAAATAGCGCAACAGATATTGGAAATGCAGCAATAGAAGGATTTAAAGGTAATGATTTTGTCGAAAAATCAATTAGTGCCGTTGGAGCTGTTTCAGAACAAACAAAAATAGCATTTACGCAAAGAAAAACAAGGCTTATAGCCGGAATAAATTTGTATATGCCAGATACATTAGAATTTACCAATGCCGCTTCATACAACCAAACAAGTTTACTTGAGGTTGCATCAAGTGTATTGGAATCATTACACAGTAAAGAAGCAAAAGGTTTTAGACCAATTAATTTTGCCGCAGGCGTGGCTGCAGGCGCTATAGCAAAAGCACAAACAAATGCTGCAAAATTAGGTTTAGCTACACAAGGGCTTGCACTCAATCCACAACAACAATTATTGTTTGATGGTATAGATTTTAGAACATTTCAAATGTCTTTTACTTTTACACCATTCTCAAAAGATGAGGCAACTACAGTAAAAAATATTGTAAAGATGTTTAAAACACATGCTGCACCAAGGATTGTTACTGGTGCTGCTGGTATGTTTTTTATACCACCATCAACATTTAATTTGGAATTTTTCTTTAATGGTGAAGAAAATAAAAACATTGGTAAAGTTGCCGAATGTGTCATCGAAAATATTGATGTGAACTATGCACCAAACGGATGGTCTTCACACACAGATGGTTCACCTGTTCAGACTACAATGTCGATTAGTTTCAAGGAAATAGAATTGATAGACAGAGAAAAAATAGAAAAGGATGGTTATTGAAATGCAATATTTTGATACACTTCCAAAAATAATTCACACAAATAATAATGGTGTTTCTACCATTATGACAAATCTTATGGCTAGAGTTAGTATTATGCCAGAAGTTTTGAAGAATCCAATGGTATACTACAAATATGATGTACAAGAAGGTGATACACCAGAAATTGTTGCACACAAGTACTATGATGATCCATATCGTTATTGGATAGTATTGTTTGCAAACAAAATGTTGGATCCACAATGGGATTGGCCACTTTCTTCATTACAATTCAATGAGTATGTGAATGAAAAATATGGTAATACTTTGACTGATTTACATCATTACGAAAAAGTTATCACAAAAACCACCCGTGGTACAGATGATGACCAAACAGTAATAGAAAAATTCATCATTTCTCCTGACGAATATGTGAGTTTACTATACTCACACCCCTTTGGCATTGACGAACTTAGAACATTTAAGCTTCCTTCCGACTTATATGCAAATGGTGCTTCGTCAACAGCCAATTCAATGAGTTATCTGGATATCACCATACAACCAACAGCAGTGACTAATTATGATTATGAACTCGATTTAAATGAATCTAAGAGAAACATTAACATATTGAATTCAAAATATGTTGACCAATTAGAAAAAGAATTTCAAGACTTGATGAGTTAATTATGGACACAAATAATTTTACTCCAGTTGAAGCTTCTGGTGCATATTCACCGCAAGACTATTCTTTAAAAACACTCAATTTTTTAACATCGAGTGGTAACAGAATAGAACTTAAAAAAATAATGTTGGAGTTTTCATATTATGAAGATATCTACACATTTGCAGCTTCCGGTTATGTGACATTGGTTGATGCACAAGGTTTCATTGAACTTCTACAGTTATCAGGCAATGAATATCTTGAAGTAAATTTTAGTAAAATAAAAAATGGTCCCAATGGAAACGACCAGATTTTTAGGGTGTATAAGATTGGTGATAGAAAACCTGGCGGCAATTACAACTCCGAAATATACAAATTATATTTTTGTTCAGAAGAATTGATGCTCTCAGAACAGACAAAAATAAGTAAATCATATTCTGGCCAAAAAATTTCTGAAATTGTGCAGGATGTATTGGTGGAAAAACTGAAGGTCAAACCAAAAAACATCAATGTAATTGAAGAAACAACTGGTGTTTATGACTTTGTTGTTCCAAGGTTGAAACCATTTGAAGCCATTAGTTGGGTATCAACATATGCAAGGCCAAAGAAACAAAACAGTACGGCGGATATGTTGTTTTTTGAAACAAAAGAAGGTTTTAACTTCAGGTCTCTACAATCCATGTACAAAGATGAAGTTTATGCGACATATAAGTATGAACCGATGAATTTGGATAACAAGAAACAAGACTTACAAGAAAAAGCATTCAATGTGATTGAATATGAATTTTCCAAAACATATGATGCACTCCAAGAGATTACATCCGGTTCGTTTGCAAACAGATTGATATCTATCGACCCACTAACAAGGTCTTTCAATGTGACCGATTTTGATTATAACAAGATGAAAAACACGATGGAAAAATTGAATCCTGGTAGTATTTTGAATGAATTGAAGAATCGTTTTGATAAAGCTTTGAATCAATCACCAGAAGGTGTACTGAAGGTTGCAACAGGTAATGCAAACCACGGAAATGTACCTTATATCAAAGAAAAAGAAGGTGGTTTTGCAAAAGACATTTTCATTGAAACAATCTTACCACTTAGAACTGCTGCAATTTCACTTGCAAACTTCACGGCACTAAAGATGGTTGTACCCGGTGATTCGGGGTTGACAGCAGGTAAAGTAGTTGAATTCAACCTTTTCACACTAAAACCAACAAACAATACAAAAGAACTGGATAAAACGTATTCAGGTAAGTACCTTGTCACTGCGGTACGACACATTATTAAGCAAACTGCATATCAGACAATTTTGGAAGTGGCCAAAGAAAGCTTACCAAAAGCACAAGAAGGTGCAAATAATTCAGACAAGAGTGTTAGACAGGCGATTACAACATGATGAACAATTTTATTGGTAAAGATGGTTTTCATTGGTGGTTAGGTGTCGTTGAAGATAGATTCGACCCATTAGGATTAGGCCGGGTGCGTGTCCGTATGTTCGGTCACCACACAGACAACCTTGAAGAATTGCCTACGGATGGTCTATCTTGGGCGTTACCGTGCCTACCACCTAATGTGTCAATGACTGACGGTGCACCTCTGGAAGGTGACTATGCGTTTGGTTTCTTCACTGATGGTGAATCTAGTCAAGCACCTGTCATTATTGGTATATTTCCAGGCATACCAAAAAATGGACCAAACACATCTAAAGGTTTCTCAGAAGGTTCATTTTATCCACTAGGTGAACCTACTAGTAGCAGACTACACAGAAATGAAAAAATTGAAGAAACTGCAATTGGTTACCACAATAATAACCTAGATACCAGTGTGCCTACGGCTAGTGGTGGTACCTGGAGTGAGCCAGAATCACAATATGATGCAAAAATCCCATACAACCGAGTGACACAGACTGAAGCAGGGCATGTATTTGAGTTGGATGACACACCTGGTGCTGAGAGGATACACCTACACCATAAGGCCAACACATTCTTTGAGATTGCACCTGACGGGTCAAAGGTTACCAAAGTGGTTGGAGACAACTATGAAGTTTATCTTTCTGACAATAATGTACACATCAAAGGTGTTTGTAATATTACGGTGGATGGCAATGCAAACCTATATGTCAAGGGAAATGTACAGGAAAAGGTTGATGGTAACTATACCTTAAATGTGGCTGGAGATATAGTTATGAATGGTAGCACTATTAATATGAATCATGGTACGATGGGTGCTGCAAGAATTGGAGACACGGCAGATACTGGTGATGATGGTACTGGCAGTCACTTTGATAGTAATCCACCAGGCACCAATGTTATCGAAACTGGTTCAGGTACAGTATTCATTGGAGATTAAAATTTCGAAATTTCTCATTCCGGCCCAAGAATTTTCTCCGACAGAACTCAGATTCCAAAAAGCGCATTTACTTTTAGCTCATAAATAAAAGATGACAACTTTAACCAAAATATACTCAGACATAGACTTTACTTTCACCAAAAAACCGGTGACAGGTGATGTTGCTTTAAGTTTTGATAATAAGGCTGTTATAAGATCAATCCGAAATTTGTTGTCAACAAGAAAATATGAAAGACCATTTGATCCTGAATTGGGTTCTAATATTGATGCACTTTTATTTGAAAACTTCTCACCACTTGTTGCAAGTTTAATTGAAAGAGAAGTTACTGATACCATAAACAACTATGAACCGAGAGCATTGTTAGATAGTGTCCGGGTTTCTGCTGATCCAGATTCAAATCAATATAGTGCCACAATAACATTTTACATAGAAAATGCAACATTACCGACAACAGTAACACTTCTTTTAGAGAGAAATAGATAAGATGGCTGCAAATACTGGTTTCAATATAACAGAACTAGATTTTAATCAAATAAAAACTAGCCTGAAGAGCTTTCTTCAGTCACAAGATACTTTAAAAGATTATAACTATGATGGTTCTGCACTTTCAACACTATTGGACATTCTAGCGTACAATACACAATACAATGCTTATTACTTGAACATGGTGGCCAACGAAACATTCTTGGACACAGCATTACAGAGAGCATCTGTAGTTTCCCATGCAAAAACATTGGATTATGTACCAAAATCTTCAATTGCACCGACAGCCACAATCAATTTAAAAGTCAATCAAGTTACTGATGCATCATTAACATTACCTAAATTTACATCATTTTTGGCAGAATCTATTGATGGTGTCAGTTACAGCTTTGTGACAACTGAAAATTCTACAGTTACAGTATTGAATAACACAGCAAATTTTGATAATATCACATTGAAACAAGGTACACCAGTATCTTTGTCTTTCACTTATGATAGTACCACAAATATCAAATCAATATTTGAAATACCTGAAATAAATGTGGACACAACCACATTAACAGTTTCGGTGCGTGAATCATCATCAAACAATTTTTACAATATTCACACCCACGCAAAAGATTATCTAACACTCTCAGGTTCTTCTTTGGTATATTTCTTACAAGAAAATGTCAAAGGTTTCTATGAAGTTAGTTTTGGTAATGGTGTACTAGGTAAAAAATTGACCAATGGCAACATTATCACACTTTCTTATGTGGTGACAAATGGATCCGCTGCAACTGGTGCAAACAATTTTGTGTTGATGGATTCAATATCAGGTTATTCAAATACAAGAATTTATCCATTGACCTCTGCAACTCAGGGTGGTGATAGAGAAACAATAGAATCAATCAAGTTTCAGGCACCAAAGTCATACTCAGCACAAGGTCGTGCAGTAACCAAAGAAGATTACATCACAGCAATCCAACAAAACAATCTTGGTTACTCATTCGATTCAGTGAATGTTTGGGGTGGCCAAGAGAATGATCCACCAGTTTATGGGCAAGTATTCATTGCAATGAAACCATCTGGTGCATATATGTTGACAGAAAATCAGAAATCAAAACTGATTAAAGATGTATTGAGACCTATATCGGTTCTTACCGTAGAACCAACAATTGTTGATCCAGATTATACCTATATTCAAATCACTGCAAATGTATTGTATGATCCTAAGAGAACAAGATTGACTGCAAGTGAGATAAAAGAAAATGTCAAGACTGCAATCAATAACTATGCAAAGTCAACACTAAACAGTTTTAACTCTACATTTAGATCATCTGAATTCAATAATCAAATCAATTCAGTTGATTCTTCTATAATTACAAACGAAATATCTATTCAACTACAGAAGAAATTTTATCCAAATCTATCTACACCAACCACATACAAGTTGTATTATGGTGCAGGGTTAAAGCGTGGTATGTTTTTGAGTGGTATAGGCAGTTCACCTTCAGTTGTATACAGAAACCCATTAAATTTAGCACAAACAATTAATGGCCTTTACATTGAAGAAGTACCATCATCAACAGGTGGTGCAGAATCTATCACAATAACTAATCCGGGTTTTGGTTATCAAGGTCAACCAACAGTTACCATACTAGGTGATGGTACAGGTGCAACAGCAGAAGCTGTTATGACAAACAACGGTACCATAAAACAAATCAATGTCCTAACAAAAGGAACAGGTTACACATCAGCAATACTTAAAATCACACCAGCAGCAGGAGATACTACAGGTTCATCTGGTGCAGGTATAATTACACTTGAAGGCCGTTATGGTGTGTTGAGATTATATTACAATGACACAACAAATGTCAAGACTGTATTTAAAGGTAATATTGGTACTGTAGACTACAATTTAGGTGTTGTTACATTGGATGCATTTTCACCATTGAATGTGAATAATGATTTAGGCCTATTAACAGTAACCACCAATCCAACAACAACAATTATTTCTTCCACATATAATAGAGTTATTACTGTAGATGAATTTGATCCACAATCTATTATTGTAAATGTTACCGCTAAAACAACATGATAGACAATAATCAAAAAACATCCAATCTGGTTTTATCTCAGTTACCTGAGTATGTTCGGGATAATCCTGATTATGCCAACTTCAATCTATTCTTAAAGGCATACTACGAATGGATGGAAACAACTGGTAAGGTAACGGATAGGTCTAAAAACTTATTGAATTACAAAGATGTTGATGCAACAACGGAAGAATTCATAGATTATTTCAACAACGAATTCTTACCCTTCTTTCCAAGAGAATCTTTAGTAAGTCAAGAACAAGCTGTAAAAGTTGCAAGACAGTTGTACCAAAGTAAAGGTACACCAGCATCGTATGAATTTCTTTTCCGTGTACTCTACAACACAGATGTTGAAATATTCAATACCAAAGACTCGGTGTTCAAAGCATCTGGTGGCACATGGTACATCGCAAAGAGTTTAAAATTATTATCGGCCAATCCATATTTCTTACAGACAAAAAACTATAGAATTTTTGGTGAAGTTTCAAAATCTATTGCAACAATTGAAGCTGCTGTATTGGTTGGAAACAAAACCGAAATATTCATATCAAACATTGAAAGACTATTTAACTCTGGTGAGACTGTTAGGATTGTAGATTCAAACAACCAGGATGTTTTATTTGGTGGTAATATACTTCGTGCAAAAATTGTTGGTCAAATTAGCCAGATAAGAGTTAATCCAACAAGCCGTGGTTTAACATATCAACCTGGTGATCCAGTTGTTGTTTATGGTGGCCTAAATGCAAACGTTGCAAATCCAGTTGGTGCAACAGCAAAGGTTGGTGAAATTACCAAAGGTTCTATTCAGCGTATCAATGTGGTTGATGGTGGTTATGGTTACTCATTAAAACCAAATACCATTATCATAATTGAAGATTCGGCCATAAGTGGTGCAAGAGCAAACGTTGCATCTATATCTCCATATTTACCTCCATCATTTAAAATAATTAACGGTGGTACAGGTTATAGAATTAACGATTCAGTTGTGTATGAAGAATCCACTTTTGCATATGTTTCTGAAGTTGATGCACAAGGTACTATAACAAATATTAGATATACTCAAACAGTAAATGCACAAGCTATTGTTGGCATAACTGCACAAGTATTTTCTTCAAATGTACAAGCCTCTGGTGCAAATATACAAACTGCCACGGCAGTAGGCAACGCAAGAGCCAATGTGGCTTTCATACCAATGGATGTTATTGGTTTTAAGAAAGAGATCAGATTAAGTAATGCAAATTTCTTCTTTGCTAATGTTGGAACATCTACTAAAGATACAACTCTTGCAAATGCATTTACTTTTGGTTCACTAACAACATTTCCTATATCTTCCATTTTTGTTGACAATGGTGGTGGTGGAATAACTAAGATACCAGAAATAACCGCATTGTCTACATATAGAACAGAAGATTCCTTTGATGAATTTTCTGTTAATTCTTCACTAGAATCGCTTGGTATATTAGGTCCAGTTCAAATCAGTAACGGTGGTTCTGGTTATCAAGTGAACGATAGAATTGTTTTTAATGGTGGTCGTGGCCAAGGTCCTTATGCAAATGTAACAGGTGTGAATGGAACTGGAGCAATTACAGCAGTAGATTTTTTTATTGATCCACAGTATCGTACATATCCAAAATGGCCATTAGGCGGAATGGGATATACGAATGATTATTTACCTAGTTTGTCGGTAACATCTGCAAACCCATCAGCGACCGGTGCAAGTTTGTTTATTCCAGGTATTCTAGGAACAGGCGCAACTTTCTCTCCAGTCGTAGACAGAGCAGGTTCAGTAACAACAATCTCAATTGAAAATTACGGTGAAGATTATGAATTCAAACCTAATGTGTCAATACGAATACAAGATATTGTGGTATCTAATGTTGCAATTGAAAACTTGCCACAAAAAGATGATGTAATCTATCAAGGTCCAACAATCAATCTTGCTTCATACACAGCAAGAGTCAATTCAGTTTCATTGTTGTCTGCTGATGCGAACTCACAATTGTCATTATACAATTTGAGGGTTTACAATTACGATTCAAAACCAAATCCAAAACTACCTTTGGTGATTGATGGTAAGTACATCAGTCTGCCGATGGCAAACTCTGCATTTCCACAATTTGTACAGACATATAATTATTTTGATGCAGTTGGCAACCAAACAGTGTACACCAGAACTTATGATAAGTTTGGTGTGATAACATTTGGTGATGGATCCGCAAAGGCTAACGCAACATTCTTGAATGGTCTTGTGATTGGTGAAGGCCAGTATTTAACAACACAAGGGCAACCAAGTTCTTATGATGTGTTGCAGAGTACCAAGTACAACAATTTCACATATCAGATTACACTTGAAAAAGAAATTGCAAAATACAGAGAAGTATTGTTGAACCTATTACATCCAACCGGAACAAATGTAATTGGTCGTTATGCATTGAAATCGAACAACAACCTTTTTCACCATTCACAACAAGGTTTATATGGTGGTGAACCATTAGCTTACTATTTGGGTGAACACACTTCTGATGCACTGAGTATCACAACCAGTTTCACCAACAAGAGTAACAATGTAATTAAATTTAACAATAAACTTGGTTCAAATCTGGAAGAATTTATATTTCCAAATGTAAGTACGATTGAAATTAAGAATGATCGTGGTGTCAACATTAAGTCTTTGGTTGTTGATGTGAACGATGCACAAGATTCAATTACAATTGCAAGTAATGTTTGGTTAACATTTGGAAATGTGGCAGTTGTTACTGGCACCTCTGGCACCAACACACTAAATATTACATCACTCACTGGCCAATTTGATTATGAGAACAATGGTGTTTATAGTAACACAAGTTATCCATTAAAAGATATTGTTTATACTGGTGACTCCATCAAAGTAAACAACAATATATACACGGTTAAATCAGTAAACTATTCGGACGATCAGATTGTTTTAACAACCAACTTATCATCTAATGAAAATACTTTACTTTCAGTTAAAAGAAACTTCATTGCAAATAGTACAATTTCATCAAATCAAATTAAGATATTTGGCCCAATTGGGTTACAATATATACCAGAGATTGCCACAGAAGATGGTATTACATTAACAACAGAAGATGATAGAACAATCCTATTGGGGTAAACAATGTCAACAGTAAAAATTTCGCAATTACCAAATCTAACACACTTAGATAGTAACACATCCAATACAATCTTGGTTGGTATTGATAATTCAACCAGTGTCACCAGTAAATTCACTGCTAGAACTTTGGCCGAAAGTTTATATTCTAATACAGCACTGAATGTTGGTAACAACGCAATCATTCTTCCAAATGTTATTGCACAGTTTATTGGTAACAGTTCATCATATCTACAAACAAACTTACAGAATAGAACATCTGACGGCTCGGCTGACTATGTTATTACTGCTGACACAGGTACAGATGAAAGAAACTATATTGATTTGGGTTTGGCAGGTTCAACCGATACAGATGCAACATACACTTCTGTATTGCCACTAGATGGTTACTTGTATGTACAAGGTAACACTGCTACAGGCACTGGTGGTAACCTAATCATAGGTACAACAACCGCAGGTAGAACAGTCAATATCATCGCAGGTGGTCCAGAGTCAAACAAAGTTCAAGTAAAGATATCAACAGATGGTGTGAACTTGGTTGCAAAACCATTGAAGTTTGCAGATGGTTCATCACAGAATACTTCCACAGAATCAACTGGTCCATTTGCAAACAGTGCATTTGTGAGAGCAAATTCTAGTTTTGGTGTAGCAAACTCAGCTGCTCTGTATGCTAACGGTGCTTTTGCTGCATCTAATTCCGCAAGTCTATATGCTAACGGTGCTTTTGAAGCATCTAATTCCGCAAGTCTATATGCTAACGGTGCTTTTGAAGCATCTAATTCAGCCAGTTCTTATGCAAACAGTGGATTTGGTGCAGCCAATTCTGCATCATTATATGCCAACGGTGCATTCATACAAGCAAATGCAGTATTCAGTCGTTCAAATAACCAAGTATGGCCACAGGCGAATGCTGCGTTTGGTACCGCAAATTCTGGTTCATTGTATGCCAATGCAGCATTCATACAAGCTAATACAGTCTTTAATCAATCTAATAACCAAGTATGGCCACAGGCAAATGCTGCATTTAATTCATCCAATACAGTAGGTGTTTATGCTAATGCAGCATTTGGTGCCGCAAATTCTGCATCGTTGTATGCGAATGGTGCATTTACAGCAGCAAATGTGGCAACCTCAGCTGCATTATATGCCAACGGTGCGTTTGGTTCAGCTAATTCTGCTGGTGTATTTGCAAACGGTGCATTCATAAATTCCAACAATGCATACACAACAGCCAATTCTGGTGGTCTATACGCTAACGGTGCGTTTGGTGCAGCCAACTCTGCATCGTTGTATGCCAACGGTGCATTCACAAAAGCCAATTCTGCACAATCTTTGGCTGCCACACAAGCAGGTCGTTTAGATATTATTGAACCGATTGCACAAGCAGCCTTCACAAATGCAGCAAGTGCATTACAAAATACATCAACAATTGTAGTTGATGCAAATTTAACAGTACCGGGTACATTAACAGTAACGGGACCACTGTATGCAGCCAATACAATAAGAACACCAAATATATTTTCAAGTTTACAAACAGCAATCACAATCACCTTTTCCAATTCCGGTATGGTGAAAGCAAATATTGCGGACGATTTAACAGTGACTTTAAGTTCTTTTGTACCAGGAAAATTTGTTGATTTGATTATTACCAACACATCAGGACAACAAAGAATAATTACACATGGATGCACAGCAATAAATTCTACAATTGGTGCAATTGATTTCAATTTAGGTGCAACAAAAACAACCTATTTAAGATACTTCAGTTTTAATAATGATCTTGCAAATACTTATGTTGCAGTCACATATCAGTAATAAATAAAATACTATGGCAAATAAAAATATTCTCACAAACGGTTCAAAAGTTTCCCAGATAGGGTTGATGTATTATGCACCGGTGGCTGTGGTACCACCGTATTTGACAGAGCCAATCAATGTGTTCTATTGTTTTCTGGCAAAACCACTGCCCTGGAATGATGATGTAAACCCACCTGTTCCTGCAACCGACTTGAAATCAATCAAGCAGGTGTACAAGAATATGTTTATTGTGAAACAGATAAAGACTAATGATATATCACCAGTCATACAACGTGTAGATTGGACTTCAGGAGTAATGTATAATTATTTCCAAGATGAAGTTGATATGCTCGAAAAAGATGCAAATGGTTATATCATTCAGGTTTTTTATGTAAAAAATAAATACGACCAAGTTTTTAAATGTTTATGGAACAATAACGACCAACCATCAACAGAAGAGCCTTATTTTGAACCGGGCACATACACTGCAAACAAAATGTTCCAGGGTCAAGATGGTTACAAATGGAAATTCATGTATACCATTGATACTGGTCTAAAACTCAAGTTTATGGACAGAGAATGGATGCCAGTGGCTATAGGTACAAACACACCAAACCCTCTAATTACATCTGCCGGTGTTGGTAGCATAGATGTTATTAATGTGGTTGAAAGTGGTTCAGGATATGATCCAGGAAATTCTGTTGTAAATATAGTAATCACTGGTGATGGAACTGGTGCGGCTGCTACAGCAAATGTACAGAACGGAGTTATCCATGATGTTATTGTTACCAATCCAGGTAGTAACTATTCTTATGTGAACGCTGTAGTGGAATCCGGCATCGGTGAAGGTTGTGCATTAGGTGCATCAACTTCACCTGTTGGTGGGCATGGGTTTGATCCGGTTTCTGAGTTAGGTTGTGACCATGTGATGTTGACTTGTGAGTTTGAAGGTACAGAAAATGGACTATTACCAACAGACATTGATTTCCACCAACTAGGTATCATAATTAATCCAACAACCAAACAGTATAATCCTGTATATGCAAATGGTGTTGCATATAGTACAACAACAGATATCGTTGTGGCGGCAGGTTCAGACATTGGATTCCAAATGGATGAGATTGTTTATCAAGGTCCAGTTAACAATCCAACATTTACTGCAACAGTTTTATACTTTAATCTTTCTACCAATCTAATAAAGCTAATAAATACAAAAGGTGTTCCAGTAATTAATAGTCCTATTTTCGGTCAAACAACCACATCAACAAGGACTGTATTGTCATATAGTCTTCCAAATTTTGCAATACATTCTGGATATTTGGCATATATTGAAAATAGATCAAGTGTTCAGAGAAGTGATGACGGAATAGAACAACTCAAATTTGTATTAGGTTTCTAAGGGAAAAAAATGGCTCTAAATTTTAACGTTGATCCTTACTATGATGATTTCGATGATACAAAAAACTTTCATCGAATTTTATTCAAACCAGGTAAGGCAGTACAGGCCAGAGAATTAACACAGGCACAAACGATCCTACAGGATCAGATTACTAAGTTTGCCAATAACATTTTCAAAGAAAATTCTCCCGTAACTGGTGGTCAAATTACCACCAATTTCAATTGTTACTACATCAAATTACAAACCACATATAATGGTGCAACAATTGATATTTCCGATTTCAGTGGTTTATTGTTAACTAATGCAACTGGAACAATTAGAGCTAAAGTTGTTGCTGTAGCACAACCAACAGGCACCGCAGGTGAAGGTGATCCACCAACATTGATTGTTGTATACAAATCAGGTACAAGATTCACTGACAACGATATTATCTATGATGTGAATTCAAATAAAGCTTGCCAAGCAGTAACAAACAATTCAACCGGTGAGTCTTCTGTTGTTTCGATTGCCAAAGGTGTTTTCTATGTTCTTGGTAACTTTGTACAAATTGAACCAACAACAATCGTTTTAAGTAAGTATGACAGTACACCATCCAGACGGGTTGGTTTGGAAATTACCGAAACAATCTATGACTATGCAAACGATGCGTCATTGTTGGATCCTGCGGTCGGTGCATCAAACTACCAGGCACCTGGTGCAGACAGATATGTTATTAGCCTTGAACTAACATCAAAACCATTGTACTTTGGTGATGACCAATTTTTCATTGAGTTACTTCGTGTTGAAGATGGTAATGTTTTCAAGATGGTTGATGGATCAGTTTATGCGGCGATTGATGATTACTTTGCAAAGCGTGACTACGAAACCAATGGTGATTACATTGTAAACGATTTCAGTATAACACCAAAAGTTGATCCGGATGATGAGGACAAGTACATAATGGGTGTGGGTAAAGGCCTTGCATATGTGCATGGTTATCGTGTAGAGAATCCTTCACCTGTTAATATATCTTCCAACCGTGCAAGGGCAACATCTTTAAAAAATAATGACACAACAGTTATTAACTATGGTAGTTATTTTATTGTATCGAATGTGCATGGCGCAAACTCAAAAACATTTGAAGTAACAACAGCAAACACAATAGACTTTCATTGTGTTTCAACTGATAGTGTACATACAGCCAATACAACAACTTACAATTCCACATTGGTGGCAAGAGGATACATTCGTGGTTTAGATTATCAGAGTGCGCCAACAGCCAATGCAAATACACATATCTTCAAGGCAATGGTATATGACTTGCAGAACCAGGCTTTAACAGGCACACTTGTTTCAGCAAGTTCAACCACAGTAGTTCTACCAGGAACAAATGGCCAAACGTCTTCATTTAATGATGCTTATGTTGGTGTTGACATTTCAATTACATCAGGAACAAATGCAGGTGAAACAAGAACAATCACAGCATACGTAGGTTCAACAAGAACTGCAACTGTGAATAGGTCTTGGAGTGTAACACCAGACAATACATCCACTTTTGTGATGAATTTTAATACCGCTGATGCGGAATCTATGTTGCAAGTTAACAACAGTAACTATACTGTATATGGTAGTGCAAAAATAGATGATACTGGAAAACAAAATGGTATAGCTTCTGGTGATGCAATTTTTGAAAATCCAAATAAACCAGAACTATTGTTTCCAATAGGTTTACCATTTGTCTCTGATATTACCGATGCAATCTACACATCTTTTATTGAAATTAGAGGTGTACCTTTTGGTGTTGCTGGTAGTACATTGTCTGCAACTGTGGACCTTTCAAGTTACAATGATAAAATTTCACATATAGGTACAGCAGGCCAGGCTTTGAGTGCAGATTTGGTCAGAGAAAACTTCACAATTATTGTGACGAATGCTCAATCAAATTCAAAGTTTGCAGCTGGTGATATTGTTAATTGGTCAGTATCTCCTAGAGCCATTTCAATGAATGGTGATTTATCTGTTGCAACATTGACAACCACAACAGCAGATTTGACCGCATTTACAGCAACAATCATATTTAAAGTTGATGTGCCTGTTGCAACCGATTCTGGTTTTGTCTTAAAAATTAAAAATTTAGTTACTGCGGCCAATGCAACAGTTGTAACCAATGGAACACAAGTTAACACCTACACATTTGTTGACGATGGTGTAAGTTCTAGTGGCCAAGTTTACATACAAGCCGCAGGTGTTGCTGCTCCTGGAACAAAACAATCATTGTATCTATCTGATGTGAAACGAATTGTAAAAATCATTGATACAAAAGCTTCAGGTACATTGCCATTAACAACAATGTATAATAATTCAACATATGATGTTACAAATAATTATGTTTTCGATAATGGCCAAAGAGATGGTTATTATGACCATGCATCAATTACATTAAAACCTGGTGCACCTAAGCCAGCAGGCAATTTACTTGTGTACCTTGATTACTACAAGCATTCTGGTGGTGATGGTTATTTCAGTCAAACATCTTACACCAATTCAGATTCACCAGAAAATTATAGAGAAATTCCAGATTACACAAGTAAAAATGGAACAACATATTCGTTGAGAGATTGTTTGGATTTTAGACCATCCCGTCAAAATGCTCAAACAGATTTTGTTTTCCGTTACTCTAATCCATCAGACACAAGAGTTGGAATTTTATTGCCTGTAGATTCAACAAGTTTTATTTGTGACTATGAACATTATCTTGGTCGTAAAGATAAATTAGTTTTAACCAAAGATAGAAGTCTACAAATAGTTGAGGGTTCTCCTTCAATCAACCCTATTCTACCTAATGAACCAGATTCTTCTCTAACAATAGCCAACATCACACATAATCCATACACCGGATATGTGACAACTGAGTCACCTGTTGGTAAATTACCAGATTTGTCTATAGAAAAAGTGCAACACCGCCGTTACACAATGGCTGACATTGCTGGTCTTGACACAAGAATTAACCGTGTTGAATACTATACTTCTTTGAATTCATTGGAACAAAATGCAAACTCATTGCAAATCTCTGATGCATACGGATTAAATAGATTCAAAAATGGTATTATGGTAGATGATTTCTCAAGTTTTTCTGCTTCAGACTCTGGTGTTACTGATTTCAATGCAAACATTAATAGAAGAACCAGACAGTTAACGGCTGGCCAAAATGTTAAAAATTTCCCATTGAAGAATTTGGCCATGGTGTATAACATGAATTCACCAACATCATCATCAATTTCTGCGTTGAATTTTAATGTTAGTCGAGATGGTTCAGTGAATTATTTCACATTGCCATATACCACAAGCATTATAGTATCACAAAAATTGGCAAGCAGAACAACCAATGTGAACCCATTCAATACACCTTTTTCAAAAGGTAGCTTGTCGTTGTCTCCAAACATGGACAATTGGGTTGATACAACATATTCACCTGCTTTGTTGGTTGTTGATCCTAGTTTGCAAATATACCAAAGAGGTAATGTAAACAACACATTATCTTTTGGTGATTGGCAAACAGTTCCTGGAACATCAGCAACAAGTTTACAGTCACAAACATCTAGCCCCTGGGCAACAGTATCTAATAGTGTTGGTTGGACGGGTGGATCAACTGGATTGCAACAAACAACCATACAGAATTCCACACTTTCTTCAACTTACCTGACAAAGTTTAAAGAACAACAAACTAATATACTTGGACCATACAACAAAATAGATAACACCTATTCATTGAATAATGGTTACATAAATGATATTAGTATTTTGCCGTGGATCAAACCACAGCAGATTATGATTAAAGCTTCTAACCTGTTAATTAAAACCAAGTTATATGCTTTCTTTGATAATGTAAGTGTTGATTCTTATGTTCGCAGATTGAATACAATTGAAGTTGCATCCGTGACTGGTACATTTAAAGCTGGCGACATTATCGGTTACTATTCAGCTGGTACATTCACACCTACAGGTAAAGTTGAAGGTGTGTACAACTACACAGATACAACCAAGATTCGTTTATATGTTTCAAATGACTTTAAGACAACCACATACAATAATGGTTTAGCTTTACAAAACGGATTCTTCAATGCATCAGGTGTTTATCAGTCATCTACTGCTTCGGGTAGTGTTGTTGCAACACAATTTAGTAACTCTAGTGAACACTACAGTGGTACATTAAAAGATTCAACATCTCTTACATCAATACAATTATCACCATTAGCATCAAGTGTAAATGATTTCTATAATGGTTTAACGATTTACATAACTTCTGGTGCAAATCCTGGCCAATCAGCTGTGATTTCAGATTATGATGGATCAACAAAAGTTGCAACACTTGCAACACCTATAGTAGTATCTTCAGTTGTTGGATTACCAGATAAAGAAACATATTCTATTGGTTCAACTACAGGTTCGATTGAATCCAATGAACGTGGTGATTTCTTTGGTGTGTTCACTGTACCAGCAAATACTTTTCACACCGGCCAAAAAGTCTTTCGTTTAGACAACCGTATCAATAACAATGTTGGCACAGTAACAACATATGCTGAAGGTACTTTCTATGCGGAAGGTTTGCAAATCAATAGACAAACTATTGATTTTGGTGCATCACCATCTGGGGCAAAAGATACTTTCAAACAAACATTGTATAAAGATTCTTCTTATACAACCAACACATCAGAAGTTCAAACAAGAAGAATAATTACAGATTTGCAACCGCCACCACCATGGACTGGTGATCCTGTTGCTCAAACTTTCCAGATTGATCCGACAAACTTTCCAAATGGTGCTTTTCTTTCTTCAATCAGAGTGTTCTTTGCTTCAAAACCAACATCAACAAATGATGGTTCACCAATAACATTATCAATTGTTGGTACATTAAATGGTTATCCAAATGGAGTAACATTGGACCATTCAGTGGTTACTTTGGATCCAACTAAAGTTAAAGTTTCTTCAACTCCGCAGCATTTAGATTCAACTACATACACTGAATTTACCTTTACTTCTCCAGTGTATATTCAATCTGGTGTATTATATGCATTTATTGTTAAATCTTTGTCTAATGAGTACACATTGTGGACCGCATCAAACAATGAAGAAGCATTACCATCAACAGTAAAAAATCTATCAACTGATCCATATCCAAGTTCAATTACAAAAATATCAGCTGCACACTATGTTGGTGGTTTATTCCTTTCTCAGAATTCACAAACATGGGAAGCTGACCAAAATCAATCTGTGATGTTTACAATTGATCGTTGTGTGTTCAACACATCAGTCACACCATCAATTAGAATGGTTGTACCTAAGAAGTTGCCACAAAGAACTTTGGTTGATTCTGAAATTGATTTCTACAAAAATGCAAACACAATGACAGATTTGATATCAACAACATCAAATTCTAATATATTAGTGGATGCTTTTAATATATCAACAACCGATTTTGTTCCATCATCAACCTCAATCAACTATACCTATGATGCAACACTGCAAGGTGGTACATCTGCTGGCCAAGTTGCAATAAATCCAGGTAAATTTGGTACAACAATGTATGAACACATTTATTTGGATGATAATCAACGTCAAAGAGTTTTGGTTGCCAATTCGGAAACATCTTTCTCATTGTACGGCCAGTTATCATCACAAGATAATGCAGTTTCTCCAGTCATTTCTGATGCTGGTACTACTGTATTTACAGTTCAATACAACATAAACAATTGTGAATTGTCAAATAGTTTGATATCTATTGTGTCGCAAGGAAATAGTTATGCAACAGGCAATACAACAGTTTCTATTTCTGCACCAACAGGTGCAAATGCTGTACAAGCTTATGCATCACCTGTGATTGAAGCTGGTAAAATTACTTCAATCTATCTAACAACACCAGGTTCTGGATACATAGAAACACCAACTGTTTCGATTGATGTTTCTGGTGGTTCTGCGGCAGGTGCATCTGCAATCATTACAGGTGAAACTTCTAAGAATGGTGGTCCTGCAACAACAAGATATGTAACCAAGAAGGTTGTGTTGGAAGCAGGTTTTGATTCTGGAGATTTGAATGTCTATTTGTCTGCATATCGTCCTGCAAAAACAGATATACAAGTGTACTACAAGATTTTGAATAGAAATGATACACAATCTTTTGCTGATGGTTCTTGGATCCTAATGACCAAAACAAAGAATTCTAACACATTGTATTCTAAATTTAGAGGTGATTTGCATGAATATACTTTTGCACCAGGAAGTTTAGGTACAGAACAAGGTTATGTTTCTTATACATCAACAAATGGCCAAACATATAACTCATTCAATCAGTTTGCAATCAAAATTGTTTTGTTGACTACAGATACAACTATTGTACCTCATTTGACAGACATGAGATGTATTGCACTGCCTTCAAATATCAATAGTTCGATTGGTTGATTATGTATTTGAGAGTTGAAGGTACAAAACTTGTTAGGGACACCAGAACCGGTGCAATTATAAACCAAGATAAAAATGGTTTAGATGAATATTTGAATAAACGCCGGGCCCTGGAGTCTCAAAAAGAAGAAATAAATAATGTTAAGTCTGAGGTCAAAGTGCTCAGGGAAGATATAACGGAAATAAAAAGTTTGTTATTAAAACTATTAGAAAAAGGTTAAAATGGCTAATACAGTATCCTCATTAAGTTATGCCAATACATTTGGTGATTGGATGGTTGCAACCAACAATCTGGTTACCGAAAACAACATTCTTGCCAAAGAAAATTATGTCAAAGATTCTGGAACATTATTCCTTTCAGAAAATTCACAGACAGCATTACAATCAAACGGAAATGTTATTGTTCAAAAGACATTTTCAGTGCAAGGTATTGGTTCTTCTGCAATCATTCAAAACAATTTGAATGTGGAAGGGCAAGGTTACTTTTCAAATGGAAATCTAAGTCTTGCAACAACAGGAACAGCCAATGTTGGTAATGTATTAAACGTTTTAGGATCAGACACAGCACTAAGAGTTGCAAATAACTCATTGTTTGGTGGAAGCATTTCTGTAGTAGGTGGAACATTTACAGAAACATTGCAATCAAACAATTCTGTTAACACTTCTAATGCTTCAATATATAATTCACTTTATACAAACAGAATACAATCAAATACCAGTGTATTGACAGGTACACTTTCTGCAAACAACAAAGTGTTTACTAATGATGTGCAAGCAAACACAAGTATTCTTACTGCAACTATTCAGGCCAATACACATGTTACCACAACATCTGTTGGTGTAAGTGGCACAGCTTGGGTAAATGTATTACAAGCTAACACATCTACCAATACAGCCAATGCATCCGTTATACACACCTTGTGGGCAAATGTAGTACAAGCAAACATATCTACAAACACAACGACAGCTTCTGTTACTGGTACCACATTTACAGATGTATTGCAAGCAAATACATCATCTAATACTTCCAATGCATCGGTTATGCACACACTGTATGCAAATGTAGTGCAAGCCAACTCATCAACCAATACATCTAATGCATCGGTTATGCATACACTATATGCTAATGTAGTGCAAGCTAATGTGTCAACCAATACAACAACAGCTTCTGTCACTGGTACTACATTTACAGATGTATTGCAAGCAAATACATTTACAACAACTGCAACAGCTTTTGTATCTGGCACCACACACACGAATGAATTGCAAGCAAATACATCAGCAAATACTACAACATTATCAGTAACAGGAACTTCTTTTACTAATGTGTTACAAGCTAATACATCATCCAATACATCTAATGCATCCGTAGTTTGGACAATGTATGCCAATGTTGTGCAAGCTAACGTATCAACTAACACAACAACAGCTTCTGTTACTGGTACAACCTTCACCAACAGACTTCAAGCCAATACATCGGCAAACACCGATACATTGTCGGTTTATAATACCACATTTACAGATAGACTTGAAGCTAACACATCAGCCAATACTGGCACATTGTCTGTGTATGGTATCACATTTACCGATAGGTTGCAAGCAAATTCCCGTGTCAATACAGCAAATGTTTGGGCAACCGACACAGTAAGAGCAAACACAATAAGAGCAAACACTGATGTTTGGACACCAAATGTACGCATTTCGAATTTAATTGATGCCGAAAATGCTGAAGCAACAGTTAAGAGCTTACAGGTAAATGAAGATTTCAGTGTTGCTGGCAATTTTGTTATCAATGGACGAACAGTATTCAATTCAAACGAATTCACATTAAGTCAAGCATCAAGAAATCAAACATCATCTTTCAATGTTTATAGAACAGTCGATGGAACATCCGGAACTGCGGCCGCAAATGCAGCAATTCGTTGGAATGAAGCAGGAAATTATTTTGATATTAATGATGTGGATAGTTTTCAATCGGCTTCATACTACAGAATTATTACCGAACAACAACTTAGTGATTCAATATCAACTACTGATGGCACAAAAGCTGCATCACTGACTGCTGCAAAAACACTGAATGACAATACAACACAAGCAAATACTTGGTTAAGAAGTCGTTCAGATTCCGCATCATTGTATGCTAACGGTGCATTTCGTACAGCTAACTCTGCAAGTCTCTATGCTAACGGTGCATTTGGTGCTGCCAACTCAGCATCATCTTATGCCAATTCTGCTTTTGCTTCGGCCAACAACGTTGCTCCACAAATTGCGCCTGCATTTGCACAGGCTAATGCGGCTTTCGGTAAAGCTAATGCTGCAACTGCTGAGATTAAAGGAACAAGAGGTTCAATATCACCAACAAGTGCATCATTAACCTTAACATCTAATAACGGCATTGCAATACATTCAGTTACTGCAAACACATTGGCAATTAGTACATCACAAGATTTGCAAACAACCGCAAGTCCATCATTTACTGGATTGACAGTAACAGGAACTCCTTTGTCAACATCATCTGGTGGTACTGGTTCAACATCGGCAGCATCAGCCTTCAATACATTGGTTGCAGCTGCTACCGGTACAGCAAGTGGAACTTCAGGTTATGTTCTTGCAACTGGTGGTACAGGTAACTTTTATTGGACTGCTGCGGGTGCAGGTGGTGCAGGTACACAGCCTGGTACCAGAATCACATCAAATAGATTGTCATATACTGGAGATGGTTCAACAACACAATATACGACACCAACATTCAGTCAAGCCAACCAGGTCAGAGTATATATTAATGGTGTTCGCCAATTGGAATCTGAGTACACTTTAAATTCCGGTACTTCTAAAGTAACAATGACTGTTGCACCAGTTAATAATGATAAAATATTGATCGAAGTAGATGGTTATGCAGTATATGAATATTTTGCAAATAACATTGTATATGGTCCAGCAACAGGTGCTCTTACAACAGGCACCATTCAGTCTGCAATTGATGGTTTGGAATCTGGTAAGATGCCAAAAACTGGCGGCACATTTACTGGTCAAGTTATTGGTCAAACAATAGACAAAGCTACTGCAAATACTTCACTAGCAACTGGATCATATGTACACAATCTAGCAAACTCTAATTGGACATTCTCACACAGTATAACCGGTAATGCAGGTACAGTAACAAATGGATTGTATTCAACAGGAAGTTATGCAAATCCTGCTTGGTTAACATCATTAAATGCAGATAAATTATCTGGTGGTACAATTTCAAGTACTATACTAGGCAATTCATCACACTTTATTGGTACAACTTCTATTGCATTGAATCGTGCAACTGGATTCCAAAGACTGACAGGTGTGAATATTAACGGAATTGCTGATAGTGCTAATAATCTTATTAGTACTGCTGGAGATTTAGGTTATACTGTGTCTGGCCAAGATGTTTCTTATGTTGGCCATTTAGGACCACAAGTTCAATCACAAGGCGCTGGTGCTGCGGCCATGTCTTTTCACAGACCTGGATTATATGCAATTAATTTTGGACTTGGTACCGATAACCAATTAAGAACTGGCGGATGGAGTCGAGGCGGCGCTTCTTATGTTATACTAGATTCTGGTAACTATAATTCGTATGCACCAACATTAACAGGCACTGGTGCTTCTGGAAATTGGAATATCACTTCTGCATTTGCTACGAATTCTACTTATGCAAATAACATAACAATGGGTTTCAATTCCAATTGGAATACAGATTTCTCACACGCTCCGGCCGGAAGTACAGTTCTTCGTGGTGATACTTCATCAGGAAGCTCAACTGGTGGTCCAGGTGGAAGTTGGTGGTTCCAACAGAACATGCGCCACACAAATGCATCTAATTTATGGGGTGTTCAGGTTGCATGGGGTTGGGAAGACAATGCTAATTTACTTAGAACCAGAAATATACAAAATGGTAATTATGGTGGCTGGGTAACATATATCAACAGCACCAACATTGGTTCACAGTCTGTTTCTTATGCTACAAGTGCTGGTTCTGCTACAAGTGCAGGTTATGCTACAAGTGCTGGAAATTCAACAACTGTTGCTGGATTAAATGTACATGCAAATAGAAACAATGAAGCAAACAAAATTGTAAGAACTGATGCAAGCGGTTATTTACAAACAGGTTACATTAATTCAAGTAATGGTGACGAAAATAATGCTAGCAACCCACCAAGAGTTTGGGGTACAAACGGTAGTGATAGTTACTTGCGTTCATATCAAACAGGATCGTTGAGTGTTGGTTATGCTGGAAGTGCTGGAAATGCCACTTATGCTGGAAGTGCTGGATATGCTGGAAATGCTGGATATGCATCAAGTGCTGGAAATGCTGGATACGCCACAACTGCTGGTTCAGCATCAAATGTTACTCAAGGCACAGCATACTTTACTTATGCAGAATCGTTTGGAATGGGATCAGTTGGTGGTGTTACTTATACTAGTACAGGCGCAGGCGGCGGTGGTTGGAATACGGTTCAATATTTAAATATTCCTAGCGCAGGTTGGTGGAACATAACCGAACCAGATATGTTCTATCGAGGACAAAGATTAAATTCCAGTATGTGGGCAAGCGGTACCACTTATCTATGGTTGGTCGTTGAAGTTCTTGTTGATAATGTTTGGAGATTAATTAAATTAACAACACAAAATTATGATACAGTTAATTATATGCCAGCTGACGGTAGTGTCTATTATGCAGCAAGACCATTTCAAACATACGGACCTTATGGTTATTGGCATTGGTCTAACGAGGACACCACTTGGGCGGCGTTAGGTAGCCAAAAAACACCATATTATCTAGCTGCAGGTAATAACGTCAGAGTTACAATGAAATTTGCTAATGATTATTTTAGGGCAGGTACTCATTTTATGACGGAGGCCAATGCGGCTTCCGGTAGAGGATATTATATGGACAGTGTTCTTGGCTGGAGAAATGATGGAACTAATCCAAGTGCCACAAACAAACATGTTTATAAAATAGGACCTGACGTTAATAATGAGTGGAGAGCATATGCTAACGGCGGGCCCGCAGGATATTGGTATGCTGGAGGTAGTGTGAGATTTATGGCATATAAAGTTGGTACATAAGTTGAAACTTAATTTTTAATGGAGCAAAATAAATGACACTTTCAATCAATAAAATTTTACAAGTAGATTATATTCAACATAGTTCGAAATTTCCACATAACACTATACGAGCCTATGTTAAAGCAAACGCTTTGCCTGAAGATCGTATTGTTGCGGATGAATTGGAAAAAGGAAAAAATATAACACCGAATGACGTTATTCAAATCATTAATGTCGAACCAAGTCATCCTTTATATCAACAAATAATTGACAAATTTAATCCTCAAAAAATAAATTTTGAATCCAATGAAAATGTACATTTTTATGAAAATGTGTTGGATGAAAACAAAAATGCATGAAATAAAAAGGCAAAATAAATGACAACAAAGATTACGCCATCAGTTCTAGAAAATACGGCTGTTGTAGCGGCTACACATGGTACTGGTGCCGCAATACCAGTTATAGTTGTTGATCCACAAGGTAGAATTACTGGTGTCACCAATACTACTATTGATATATCTACATCTCAAATTACTAGTGGCACACTGGCTGATGCAAGGTTGCCTGATACTGGTGCTACATCAGGTTCATATGGAAGTGCAAGTATTGTACCAAGAATTATAGTGGATGCAAAAGGTAGAGCAACTGGAGTGGCCAACATTACAATTGCAATTGCTTCTAGTGCAGTTTCAGGATTAGCCACATCGGCAACCACAGATACAACAAATGCTGGTAATATTGGTTCTGGTACATTGGCTGCAGCAAGATTGGCCGATTCTGGTGTAAGCGCAACAACATATGGTACGGCTTCAAGCGTCAGTCAAGTTACAGTAGATGCAAAAGGAAGAATCACCGGAGCATCAAATGTTGCAATACAAATTGCAACTTCTCAAATCACTGGTTATCCAACATTTGCAGCCTCGGCAACCAAAGATACAACAAATGCTAGTAATATCGATTCAGGCACATTACCAGATGCTAGATTAAGTAATGCTGGCACTAACACCGGATTATTCGGTACAGCTTCAGTGGTTCCAAGAATCAATGTCGATGCAAAAGGTAGGGTTACATCTGTAACTGCAACAAATATTGCAATTGCTGCCGGTTCAGTTTCTGGTTTAGCAACTGTTGCAACATCTGGAGCATACGGAGATTTGAGTGGAAGGCCCGTCATCCCCGCTATCTACTCACCACCCCAAGGTATTGGTACAGGTGATACACCACAGTTTAAACGATTAGGTATAGGCACCCCGGCATCTGGTACTGACGGTGAAATTCGTGCAACCAATAACATCACTGCATATTATTCTGATGACAGATTAAAAACTAAACTTGGTGCAATTGAAAATGCACTAGACAAGATTGATGAACTAAGCGGTTTCTATTACGAAGAAAATGAATTAGCAGTATCACTTGGATATAAAAAACAGCGTCAAATTGGTGTATCAGCGCAACAGGTTCAAAATCAATTACCTGATTGCGGAGTTGTTGTACCCGCACCTATTGATGAGAAATACTTAACAGTACGCTATGAAAAGTTAATTCCATTATTGATTGAGGGTATTAAAGAACTACGTGCAGAAGTAAAAGAATTGAAAAATAATATTTAACAACAAATTTCGAATTTTTGCGTTCCGGCCCGAGAATTTTCTCCGACAGATTCAAAAGTCCAAAAAGCGAATTTACTTTTTACCATTTCCTTTGAGTATAAATACCTCCAAAAGGGGTTAAACAATGCCAGCTGGTTACCAAGAATTATTTCTAGAACAAGGTTCAAACTTTAGTACATCCATCACATTGGATCAAGCTGATGGTTCACCTTTTACTCTAACTGGTAGCCAAGTAAAAGCTGCCATGAAAAAATCATATTATTCTAGTAGCACAACCGCTAATTTTGTAATAACAGTTAATGATCCAACAGAAGGCATTATAATATTGTCTTTACCTTATGCAAACACGGCAAATATTTCTGCTGGCCGTTATGTGTATGATGTGATTATCAAAGATTCTTCAAACACAGTCATACGGGTTTTAGAGGGAGTTGTGAACGTCTTACCCCAAGTTACAGTATTTTAAAGGAATAATATGCCAACGGTAACCGTCAGACAACCTGCAACCGTAAAAGTTAGAGTTGAAGGCCAAAAAACTAAGGTACAAACACTTTCCTATGGTACAAAGACACTTAGGAGTTTGACTGACCTTTCTTTGGAAGGCGCAAACACTGGTGATGTAATTGTCTATAACTCACAAACCAAAACATTTTCTGCCAGAGGCCTTGGTACCGACACTCCTGTACACGGAAATCTATTACCAACATCTTCCAGAGCGTTTGACCTTGGCAGTAGAACAAATAAATTCCGAAGTCTATATCTAAGTGGTAATACAATTGACTTGGACGGAACACAGATCAAAGCTGAATCGACAACTGGTGCAATTTCATTTGCAGCTGCGCCAACAGACATTAATCCTAATCCGATTGCGATTGTGGTATCACCGGTTGGTGGTTTTGCGCCTGTTCAAACAGTTGGTGGTGTAATTTCAGATGCAGCAATTCAGGCCGCAGTAGCAAATTCAGTAACTTATTTGGCTTTCCAAGGTGCTGATTCAGGGTTCTTCTAAATGGCATCTAATACAACAATACAGATTCTCCGTTCATATGCGAACACGGCACCTGGCAATCTAGCAGACGGAGAATTAGCTTACTCTTTTCTTTCCAATACACTTTTTATTGGTAGTTCCACATTAAATGTGGAAAGTCAATTGTGGACCAACAATATCATTAGCATTGGTGGATCAGAATATATTAGTAATACTATTTTAAATACGGTTAGCGACTTTGACGGTGGCACATTTTAATAAATAGATCATAGGATTTAAATCCATTTAACATAAAAAGGATAACAACATGGCAGGCGCAAATACAACACTAAGAATTAGACGTTCCCTTACCACAGGCGTACCAGCCAGTCTACAAGCGGGTGAATTAGCTTATTCATATCAATCCAATACCATGTTTATTGGCTCACCTGCTGGTACAGGTGTTGTTAATATTGGTGGACAATACTACACATCAACAATTGATGCTGCAACCAGTTCAAATACTGGAGGCACACTTGTTCAACGAAGTGTAACAGGTAATATTGCTGTTGGTCATGCAAACGTTAGAAGTCTTAGTTTCTCTGATGGCGGTACATTAAGTACTACCTTTTTCTCAGGTAACGCAAACTCTGCAACTCAATTCCAAACAGACAGATATATTGATGTTACTGGTGGTGACATTACCGCATCTGCACAGTTGTTTAATGGTACTGCAAACGCAACATTAAGTGCTGCACTAAATTCAATTTCTGGTCTTACTCCTGGTTTCTACGGTGGTTCAACAGTTATACCTATCATCCAGGTAGCTGCAAACGGCCGTGTTATGACGATTGCAAATTCGTCAACAATCTCAACTGCATTGACTGTTGCAGCTGATTCTGGTACAGCTGATGTTGTTAATCTAGCAACCGACACATTTACAATTTCTGGCGGTGCAGGCCTTACATCAACTGTAACAGATAATACAGTTACTATTGACGTTGATAACACGGTCGTTCGTGCAAATACTGCTAGTTTAACACAAACAATTGATGGTAACATTATCATCAGTGGTAACTTGTCCATCTTAGGTACATCAACAACATACAACGTTGAAACACTTACTGTCGAAGACTCCTTGATTGCACTTGGTAAAAACAATGCATCAGATGCAGTCGATATTGGTTTCTACGGCCATTACAATGATGGTGCAGACCGACATGCCGGTTTGTTCCGCCACGCAGGTGATGGTTTCTTCTATTTGTTTGACAACTACAACATAGAACCAACAGGTAACGTTATCAACGTTGCAGATGGAAGCTTCCGCCAAGCAAACTTGAAATCTAATTTGATTTCACAATGGGCAAATGCAGCAGTATTACAAGTTGGTACCTTGAATGTTGCTGGTGCAACAACACTTAAATCATTAACACTAACTGATGACTTAACAGTACCTAACGGTGGTACTGGTGCAAGTTCATTCACTGCTGGTGGTATTGTTATTGGTGATGGTACCGATTCACTAAAAGTACTTGCTAACAGTACATTCACTGCAACAGGTGCTGGTGCACAAAATAACACCATTACTTCTGTAACTGTTGACTCATATGGCAGAACAACTGCTGCAACATTCCAAGCAATTGCTGGTCTAAATGTTGACCAAGGTGGTACAGGTAAATCTACTTTTACTTCAGGTAAAGTTGTTATTGGTAATGGTACAGGCGCTTTGTCAGAACTTGCAAATGTTACTTACACATTAACTGGTTCATTAAGTGCATCTAAAACAATCACATCGTTGACTGTAGATGAATATGGTCGTGTATCAGCTGCAACAGCCGCAGATATTTCTGGTCTAACAGTTACACAAGGTGGTACTGGTGTATCAACATTCACTAGTGGCCTAATGTTGATTGGTAATGGTTCTGGTGCAATTCAATCAATCGCTAATGCTGGTTATTCATTGACAGGCACATTGGGTGCTGCAAAAACAATCACCTCATTGACTGTTGATGCTTACGGTCGTGTAACAGCAGCAACTGCGGCAGACATTTCTGGTTTGACTGTTGCTCAAGGTGGTACAGGTGCCGCAACATTCACCGCAAAAGGTATCGTATACGGTGATGGAACAAATGCGTTGGCTGTTACAGCTGCATCCGGTTCAGCAGACCAAACATGGTCTAATCAAATTCTTACAGTCACAGATGCAGGTGTACCAGTGTGGTCATCAGCAATAGACGGAGGACAATTCTAAGCTGACTATATAATGTAATAGATTTTTTTATGATAGGAGTTTGAAATGGCAAATGAGAAGTATTTAAATTATTATGTTGAGACTTTGACAAGCACAATGACAGATTGTGTTATTCGAAATATCTCAATGCAAGCGAATGCGAAAATAACTGATGAAGTTGTGAAAGAACAGTCTGAAAAGATTGATGCGTTAGTAAAATCAAATCTTGAGTTGCAAAAAACAATTCAAGATTTGAAAGAAAACAGTGAATCAAATCAAAGTAAGGCTGTTCAAGAATTGGAAAATAAATTATCTGAAAGTGAAAAACTTGTAACAAAATTAAGTGCAGATGTTAACAACTTAAACAGTAAACATCGAACCGAAATTGATGAATTGATTACTAAATTTCGTGACTATGATAGTGTTAAGAATCAAGCCACTCATGTGGAAACATTTAAAGGTGAATTAGTTAGAGCAAGAGAAGAAACTAATCAGGTTCGTTCAGAATTTGAAGTTAAAATGAATGCTTTAAATGTACAATATGAAAATAATGTTAATAGTTTGATTCAGAAACATGAAACTGAAAAAAGTGAATACAACAACAAGATAGACGAATTACTTGCTAAAATTGATTACTTACAACTACCTCCTTCCAAAAGAAAAAAAATTGATGAGCTAAATAAAGAAGTGGTACCAACAACCCTAACAGGTTTAATTGGTACTGATGGCCCAATCAAGGATGGCGGAACGTTCTAAGTAAATGTCAAATACAGCAATACGGTTAAAAAAATCAGGCGTCACAGGAAACACACCAACAGGCCTAGCTAATGGTGAGTTGGCGCTTAACTATGCCGATGGTAAACTGTATTACAAAAACAGTCTTGGTGGTACATCCTATATCACCAACCAATTCTCTTTCGACACAATTAATGCCAATAGTTCTTTAATATTGGCCACTAGTGGTTCCGACACACTCTCTTTTGTTGCTGGTGATAATATCACCATCGGTACCAATACAACCACAAAAACAATCACAATTAATGCATCAGTGTCTGGTGGAAGTGATCCTGGTCCTGCGTTTGATAGAGCCAATGCGGCATTTAGTCATGCCAATGCGGCATATAATACAGCAAATACTGGTGGTGATGCTTGGGTCAGAACACAGGCCAACAACGCATATGATGCAGCCAATTCTTCCGGTTCTTTTGCTAATAGTGCTTTCCTAACGGCCAATTCGGCATATGCATCACAAAACATTACATCTGCATCTGCTAATGCGGCCTTTGCTCATGCGAATGCTGCCTATGCCAAGGCAAATACAGGAACGACCGCACTAGATGTAAACGCCGACATTGTTGCATTTACAATCGCCTTTAGTTGATGAAATAAATAAAGGATAAGGAAATTTAAATGGCAAATACTTTTAAAAATCAACTACGAGCAGCAGTCGGAACATCGGCAGAAACCATCTATACTGCTAATTCTGGTGTATCTACTACAGTTATTGGTATGACAATCGCAAACATACTAAACACAACCATAACAGCCAATGTGATATTGACTTCTGGTGGATCAGATTACTATATGGTTAAGATGGCTGAGATTGAACCAGGCAATTCACTGATTACAATTGGTGGTGAACAAAAATTGGTTATGGAAGCCGCAGATGTACTTAAAGTTTCGACAAGTAATGCTTCGGCAGCCGATGTTATTGTAAGTTTATTGGAAATAACATAACATGCAATTCACCTACATTGGCAGCCAAAGTAAGAAGGATGTAAGGGTAGCCAGTTCAATTGCCAATGGTGCATTTGTAACTGCTAACTCAGCATCTTCATTTGCCAATGGGGCTTTTGGTGCAGCAAACTCAGCAAGTATATATGCCAATGGTGCTTTCAGTCAAGCCAACTTGGCTTATGATGCAATTATCACAAGTAGTAATACTGCTTCATTGTATTATTTGACAAGAACATTTACTGGTGATGGTAGTACAACCGCATTTACAGTAACAGCTAATACTACATCAAATAGTATTCTTGTTTTTGATAATGGTATTACACAAAATCCAATAGTTGATTATAGTGTAAGTGGTACAACATTAACTTTCACAACTGCACCAAGTACCGGATCGGTGATACAAGTTCGTGAATTGTTAAGTAATGTACCAGTAGTTACAGATAATTCAAACTCAGCATTCGATAGAGCCAATGCGGCATTCGCTGCAGCGAATTCTGGTTCTAGTGCCAGCTTTGCTTTTAATCAAGCCAATGCCGCATTTGATGCAGCCAATTCGGCTTCATCGTATGCTAATAGTGCTTTCATAACAGCCAATAATGCATTACCTAAAACTGGAGGTAATGTAACTGGTGTTGTAACATTCACAGAAACAACCTACTTTACAAACACAACAAATTCTTCAACGACAACCAGTGGTGCAATAGTTGTTACTGGTAGTGCGGGTATAGGTGGAAATGTAACCATAGGTGGTGCATTAACTATAAATGGAACAAGTGCAAACGGCATCACATTTGCTGACGGAACTGTTCAATACACCGCAAATGTTGGAAGTAATGTTGCTATATCTGCATATGCGGTGGCCAACTCAGCAAGTTTGTATGCAAATGGTGCCTTTGCACAGGCCAATGCATCTTTTGGTTCATCCAATTCAGCCAGTTTATACGCCAACGGTGCCTTCACAACAGCTAATACAGCAGATGGAAAAGCCACAAGTGCAGGTCTATATGCTAATGCAGCATTTGCTGCAGCCAACTCCGGTTCAAGTTCTGGTTTTGCATTTAACCAGGCAAACGCAGCATTTGATGCTTCTAATTCAGCATCTAATTATGCCAATAGTGCTTTTGCGGCAGCCAACTCTGCTTCTAATTATGCCAATGGTGCTTTTACAACAGCCAACCTAAAATTTAATACATCTGGTGGTACCATTTCTGGTGATGTTTCTATTACTGGTAACTTGAGTATATTAGGCAATACATTTAGTACCAGTTCAACACAGATTGTTGCAAACGATACTTTGTTTATCATGGGTACCGGAAATTACACCGGTGATATTTTAGATATTGGTTTTGCATCCCACTATAACAATGGTGTCAATGCACACACCGGACTAATAAGAGATTCTGGCACAAAAGAATGGCAGCTCTTTGAAGAATATACACCAGAAATTGGTGGTGATAACAACATCAATATTAATGATGCATCATTTAAGATTGCAACATTAAAAGCAAACCTAAAATCAACAACGATTACAATCAAAGGCATTGATGTATTGCCTTATGTGAATAGTGTATTTGATTCGGCCAACTCTGCTGGAACATTTGCTAACGGTGCATTCGGTTCTTCTAACTCGGCATCTAATTATGCTAACAGTGCCTTCTTGCAGTCAAATTCTGCTTTTGGTGCAGCCAATTCAGCCAGCCTATATGCCAATGCGGCCTTTGCTGCTGCGAATTCTGGTTCTAGTGCCAGCTTTGCATTTAATCAGGCAAACTCGGCCTTTGATGCCGCAAACTCGGCAAGTTTATATGCAAACGGAGCATTTGGTGCGGCTAATTCTGCATCTGGTTATGCCAACGATGCAATAGGATATGCTAATACAGTTGATGCTAAGGCAACCAGTGCAGGAACATATGCTAACGGAGCATTTGGTACTGCTAACTCCGTAAGTCTTTATGCTAATGCAGCCTTTGCTCAGGCAAATGCAGCTTTTGCGGCAGCTAATACTGGTGGCGGATCAGGAACACCAGTATCAATTTATTCTGATAGATTTACTGCAAATGGTGGAACAACAACATTCACTTTAAGTACATCACCAACAAGTGAAAATTATATAATTGCTGTTGTAGATGGTATCACACAGCTTAGAGACACATATACTGTTTCTGGTAATGTAGTAACATTCGATAGTACATTTGAAAATGGTGCAAATGTAGAAGTGACCACGATAACAGGCGGTGGTGCTCTAGACCCTTATGCAGCAAATACTGCAAACTTAGCATACGCACAAGCTAATGCTGCATTCGCTACTGCAAATTCTGGTTCTAGTTCCAGTTCTGCATTTAACCAGGCGAATGCAGCATACTCACAAGCTAATGCGGCCTTTGCACAAGCAAATACTGGTGGCGGTGCGGATACATATGCTAGAAGCACCGCAAATGCTGCATTCATTCAAGCCAATGCAGCATTCTCACAAGCAAATACAGGTGGCACATCATTATCAAAGGCAATTGCAATGTCGATTGTTTTCGGATTCTAAGGATTTAAAATGGCAAACCCAAACATAGCAGCACTAACAACAATTAATGGAAACACACAAGTACAATCGGTGACAACATCGGCGACTTCTATTGCAAACAATCCTTCATCCAGTGGTAAAATATTAAAAATTAATTCTTTGATTATTTCCAATATTCATGGAACCAGTGCAGCGGACATAACAGTTGATTTGTATAGAAGTGCGACTGCATATAAATTGGTCAGTACCATTTCGGTTGCAGCAGATACATCTTTCACAGCCATTGACAAAACACTTTCCATTTATCTGTTAGAAGGTGATGAATTGAGATTAACGGCCAGTACCAATAGTATATTACAAGCAGTGTGTTCGTTTGAGGAGATCAGTTGATGTTTAATGCCGGTGTCAGAGGCAAGAGAGCAAAAGATTCAACAGGATTTATTACAGTTGGTGAACATTTTAACCAACAAACTTTCCTGGTACCTACTGTTACCCGTTTTGCGGTAACTGATGGATCTTATGTTGACACAAATGATACCGCAGCAGACCCAGCAGGCAATCAAGTTATCGTTTTGTATGGGTCAGGTTTCGCACCAGGTGCAACCGTTTTGGTTGGGTCTACTACGATAGGTGCAGTAACATTCCTGGATTCTGGACGCCTTACATTTAGTTCTCCCGCATTAGGTTCTGGTAGTTATACCGTTTTTGTTACCAATGCAAATGGTGGTACTGGTATCCTTGTACCAGGTTTGGTATATTCTGGTGTACCAACATTTACCACAGCAGCTGGTTCATTAGGTACTGTATACGAAACAACCGCAATCAGCACAACAGTTGTTGCAACAGGTGATGCACCAATTACATATGCATTATCTTCTGGTTCTTTACCTTCAGGTTCGACACTAAGTTCTGGTGGCACAATTTCTGGTACTGCACCTGTGGATGGTTCAAGTACAACATATTCGTTTACTGTACAAGCAACTGATGCACAAAATCAAGATTCTGTTCGTTCTTTTAGTTTGACGATTAATACTGATGTTGTTTCATTCTCATCACCAGCAAACAACACAACAACTAGTGCAACACAAAATTTACCAATATCAAATGTGACAGTAGTTGCAACTTCTGCGGCCGGATATGGTGTACTGTATACTTCCAGTGGATTGCCAACTGGATTGTCAATGAATACCTCTACTGGTATAATTTCTGGTACACCAACAGTTGTTGCAAGTAATACATCAATCATAACTGCAACAGCAAATACAACAAGTAGAACTGCAACAAGATATTTGAACTGGACAATCAATCTTCCTGGTGACTTGTTTTGGAAATATGCATCATTGTTAATGAGTGCAAATCCGGTACCAAATGGAAACACATTCAATACAGATTTAAGTACATTTAATAATGAAGTTGTGGTTGTTGCAGACACAAAGCCAAATGAATTTCATCCTTTTAAAGAAGGTTATTACAGTAACTACTTTGATGGTACTGGTGATTATTTAGCCATATTGACCAATGCCGCTTTTAATATTGGTACCAATAGTTTTACAGTAGAAGCATGGATCAATACCAGTTCAGCAACACAACAATCAATTTTTAATATTTCTGACACGGCTAGTTCGGGATATGGAGCAGTTCGTGTACAAGTGTTATCCGATCAAACTGTACAATGGTTGATGGGTCCGGGTGGTTCTTGGGGTGTGGCAGTAACCGCAGGATCAATTACTTTAGGAACATGGAATCATATTGCTATTACTCGAAACGGTTCGTCTGTTTATTTCTTTATCAACGGATTACAAGTAGGTACAACACAAACTTATGCAACTTCTTTAACAACAGGCGGCACAACATACATAGGTTATAATAGCGGCACAGCATTTGGATTTAACGGTTATATTTCTAATCTTAGATTTATAAATGGCACCGCATTATATACCGCAAATACAACTCTATCAACTTCACCACTAACATATGTGGCCAACACCAGTTTATTAACTTGCCAATCCAACAAACTAATTGACAATTCAAATAATAACTTTACAATCTTAAAGGGTGGTGACACAAAAGTTAATCCATTTAGCCCATTCAATGGTACACCAACAACAGTCACTGTGCCTGCTGCAAATAATTACAGTATGTATTTTGATGGCACTGGGGATTATTTAACAATACCATCGAATTCTGCATTTGCATTTGGTACAGGTGATTTCACTATTGAGTTTTGGGTTTATCCTAACTCTGGTGCAAACCAAGGCATTTTTCAACAGTCAGATACTGCTGGTGGATTTAAAGCAAGTGCCGCAAATAGTTTAGCTTTAAATATTTTTACCAGTAACGCAATAACTGTGTACGCAGTAAATACTACACACACAACAAGCACAAACAAACTGATATTTAACACTTGGACGCATCTTGCTTTAGTTCGTGCGTCCGGAGTTACTAAACTTTATATCAATGGCGTGTTAGAGACTAGCATTGGCTCTAGTGGATCAATTACAGATACAACTAATTATACTGGCACACATGTTGTGTTGGGTGGCTATTATAGTACTTCATATCTATGGATAGGATACATTTCAAATTATAGAATAGTTAAAGGCACCGCAGTATACACCGGCAACTTTACTGTTCCTACCAGTCCGTTAGCAATCACACAATCATCATCTGCAAATACAGCAGCATTAATAGCGGTGCCGACAAATGGGTCCAGCATGTACTTTGATGGTACTGGAGATTATTTGAGTGTTCCGGGAAATGCGGCATTCCAATTCACAGCTGATTTTACTGTAGAATGTTGGGTATATCTAGAAAAGGTAACAGGATATCAGGTAATAGTAGGACAATATCCGGGCTTCAATGTGTGGGGCTGGATGCTTCAAATGAACAATGGTTCAACAATGAGGGCCATATTCAATAATAGCGTATCAACAGGAGCAATTTCTGCATCAGCTACACTAGCAGCAAACCAATGGTACCATGTGGCATTGACTAGATCTGGAACAGGTATCACTTTGTGGTTTAACGGAACAAGTGTTGGCACATCAACGTTGTCTGGCAATATAGGAACAGTAACTGACGCAGTCTGGATAGGCAATGGCGGTTCAGCCGACTATGTTCAGGGATACATTTCCAATCTTAGAGTGATAAGGGGTACTGCGGTATACACCACAACATTCACACCATCCACAACACCACTAACAGCAGTTACCAATACCAGTCTATTGACCTGTCAATCAAAAACAAGTACAGTAATTGATAATTCTACCAATGCATTTACAATTACAAAAGTTGGTGATGCAGCAGTTGCCAACACATTTAGTCCATTTGGAACTACAGCTTCATTTTTAACAGCTCAAGCAAACACAGTAATTGACAATTCTAGTAATGCACTTACAATAACTACAAATGGTAATGCAGGTCCAGCAAGAAACGGACCTTTTGCAAACACAACAACAGTTACTTTAGTTGGCAATGAAGGTTCAGTATACTTTGATGGCACTGGGGATTGTTTGGGAGCGGAATCATCAAATGGTATTTTGCCTGCGGATTTTACTGTAGAAATGTGGGTGTACTTAACATCATCTATAGCAAATCAACCACTTGTTGCGTTTGGTACTGAAGTGTCCGGTAGATTTGCTTTATTGACAAATGCATCAGGGCAGTTAAAATATGGTATTTTCGGAGATGCAACAGAATATATATATACAACAATTGCCATGGTACTCAATACTTGGACACATGTGGCCTTTTCGAGAACTGGCACCAACATGTATGCATTTATAAATGGTGCTTCAGCAGGCGCAGTAAGAACACTATCTGGTTCTAGAGGTAATGGTACTAGAATTAGTGTAGGTGCATCGGCGGCTCGAGATTCATCTATGACTGGATATTTGTCCAATGTAAGAGTTGTTAATGGTACTGGATTATACACCAGCGCATTTGTTCCTTCTTGGGCACCATTGACACCTGTGGCCAACACAGTGTTACTAACAGCTCAGACAAACCTATCTTCAAATACAAAAGTAATAGTTGATGAAAGTAATATTAATAGTGTGGTTACAGGATTTGGAAATACAAATTTAGGTTCATTCAGCCCATTTGGTAGTTCATGGAGTGCATACTTTGATGGTGCAAATGATTTTTTGAGTATACCAACCAGTTCTTCATTTAATTTTGGTACCGGAGATTTTACTGTCGAATGTTGGGTAAATTGGTCCTCTACTACGACCGATAGAGGAATAATTAGTCGATATGCTGGCGCTTCAAGTGGTTGGGCTTTAAGATATGATAACACTAGCGGTCCAACATTAAATTGGATTAACGGTGACACATCAATCTTAATTGCTAGTCACACACCTATTGCTGGAACATGGTACCATTATGCTGTTTGTAGATCAGGAACAACTCTACGAATCTTTATAAATGGTACTCAATCAGCAAGTACTACTTATTCTGGAAACCAAGACA